GCCTTATTGAACGGAAACATAAAAAATTCTTTTTCTGATTTCATGCAGAAAAAAATCGGCAAAACTACTTTTTATTATACCCCAGCGTTCAAAAAAAATGATTCTAACAATTACGTACCTTCTGCTGTGTCTACTCTATCTCGCAGTATATTTTTACCTTCCGCAAAAGAAATATACTACGGATTTCCTGATAACAGTAGTTCTATTAATGAAATTTGGGGTTATGGATGCAACGTAGAAGGAAGCCCGCTCCCTACAGCAAAAGAACTTCTGAGAAATCCTTTTTTTATGATCGGAGACGATTACAGCCCGTATGAGCAGTGGACGAGAACTCCCGTTACCCATCTTGAATATTGGGGCATGGGCCCTTCTGTTGGGGATATCTATTATCGTTCTATCGCTGTTTCAAAGTATTGGGACAGAGCACATCTTGGCAGTTATGATGACGAAGACGAATTATTTTTTTATGACTGTATCGGTTCTGGCGACGCAAACTATAAGTGTTATCATTACATGTTTACCGTTCCGAGCAATTTGCCTATTGGGTATCAAAACAGAGTTGAGGAAGAATAATTTATGGCTCGTTGGATTACAGACCGCACGCAATCAGATGTTGACCGTGTGAAAGAAATTACCGCAAAGGCGAGAACAGGCACGTGGACAAAAGCCGAACAATCGGAATGGATTGCCGGAATGAAGGGCGCTTTAAGCTATACAGATTTTAACCGTATCGAATCCGGTATTCAGGAGCTTGGCTCCATTGTTGGCGCATCTGTTTCTGTTCGGACCGATTGGACAGTCGATGGATATATGAAAGTCTCCGATACAACACGTTGGCTTTCTAACATCAACTCCATTCGCGCTAAATGCTCTGGCCCATCTGGTATTGCAGATACGCCAGAAAGCATGAACAAACTCGATTTTTCAACGATGAATCAAATCGAGCAAATTTTGTTCGACATTGAAACGCTTGCTAAAACATACGTTACGTTTTCCGGTGAATACATGACAGGAGATGGACAATATGGTTTTTGAAGACCGTGTGGCGAAATATCCGGGTCGGTGGACAATGGTAAAATCGGATGGAACATCCGAAATTGTCACTCTTATCCGAAATGACGAGCCAACAAAAGAAGGAACGCCAATCAATGCGGCCACCTTAAACGAACTAAGCACTGTTGCTGGTGCAATCAATGCAAAAGATGAAGCTGTTGCTGCGGCGCAAACCGCCACATCCGAAAGAGCAAAGGCAGAACAGGCGGCCACCAATGCCGCAAATGAAGTTAAGGCTGACTTAAAAGAATACTCGGACAATGCTGCATCTAGTGCGGCTGCTGCTGCAACCAGCGAAAGTAACGCAAAAGCGTCCGAGACGGAATCTGCCAAAAACCTGCAGGGCACCAAAGAGTATTTTGAGCAGGTGCGCACCATCACCATCGGTGCACAGGGATGGTACGCCACGCCGGAAGCCCTCAAAGCCGCTGTGCCGGTGGGCGAAAACGGCTGGTGGGCGGTCGTGGGTACTACAGACACAATCTGGACGTGGGACGGTGACACCGGCGCGTGGGTCGATACCCGCAAAGAGGTGGACTTGTCGGACTACCTTACGCAAGATCAAATTAAAAAGCTGCTTGAACAGTACATGCCACTTCGCCCCGCCACTGCAACCACACTGGGCGGCGTGAAGGTGGGCAGCGGTCTGACGGTCGATGCGGACGGCGTGCTTTCTGCGGACAGTGCTTTGGCAGCCTACCCCGTGGGCAGTATTTTTCAAACAGTCAGCACTACCAGCCCCGCCGCCCTGTTCGGCGGTACATGGCAGGAGATTGCGCAGAACCGGGTGCTGATGGGTGCGCCCTACGCCCACGCAGCAGGCCGCACCGTGGAGGCTGGACTGCCGAACATCACGGGCAGCTTAATAGAAACTGCCGCAGATAGCTCTCCATTCCGTGGTTCAAAAGCAGGCTTGTCGAAATCGGGAGCTTTAAGATTCACAGAAGTTAATACTTCTTGGGGTGGTTACGGTGGCAATAACGGTTCGACGTACAATATTAACTTTGATGCTTCCCTCTCGAATCCTATCTACGGCCGCAGCGCCACCGTGCAGCCTGCCGCCTACTATGTGCACATCTGGCGGCGCGTGGCATGAGAAAGGAGGTTTTGATCGATGATCCCTGTGACATTTGATACTGTGGCAACATTGCAGTTTGGCAGTGAGGGTCACCCGACCAGTCTGCACTTTGCCATCCCGGAAGAGTGGAAAACCTGCAAAATCAGACTCCACCTGCGGCGCAGCGACGGTAGCTTTGTGCCCCCGATGCAGCTGGACGAAAATGGGTGCGTAAAAGTAGACCGCAGTGACTCCGGCAAGACCGGCGGACAGTGGATGCTGTCGGCTGAAAGTCCTGACGGAAAAGTATCTTACTCGCGAATCGGCAAATATGTGACCCCCATGGAGGTGACACAATGAAGATCCTTGACGAGACCGGCGCGGTCGTGGAAAACCCCGACCTGACGCTGGGCTACCTGACCGACGACACCGAAGAAGTCACCCACCCTGCCGTAGAGGGCGTGGAGGAGCAGTGGCACTGGGAGACCGTGACCGAGTATCCGAACGGTGGCAAGGACGTGCAGAAGGTCGTTGACCGCCCCGGCGTACAGGCGCAGGAGGCATGGGTGGAACAGGTGCCCATCCAGAAGTACGTCCGCTACACCGCCGAAGAGCTGGCCGCGCAGGAAGAAGCACGCAAAAAGGCCGAAGCCCGGGAGAAGCTGCCGGAGACGGTGGCGGCACTGCAAAAAGAAAACAAGATGCTCAAGCAATGCTTGCTTGAAATGAGCGAGATTGTTTATGCATAAAATCACACAAAAATTAGAAAGGTTGGTACGTATGATGGCTAAGTTGTGGGCACAGGAAATTATGTTCGCTGAGACTATGGAGGATGCAAAGGCGCTGTATGAGCGCTGCCCCCGCCTGCTGAAGGAGAAGGTCAAGGCGATTCTTATCAAGAGCGGCTTTGAGGAGATCGTACAGGAGAAGTAAGCGATGGAAAAACTTTTGGAATTTCTGGCTTGGCTGGTGAAGGCGCTCTTTGGCAGGGACAGCGAAAGTCCTGCGCCGGAACCCCCCAGAGAGACTCCCGTTGAGGAGACCGTCACCGGCTGGGAGGGCGACCCGCCATACCGGTACATCGACGTGAGCCGCTATCAAGGTGCGATCGACTGGGCGCAGGTGGCAGCGGCAGGCTACAAGGGAGCGATGCTCAAGACGGTGAGCACCAACCGCAAGCTTTCCAAGCGGGCAGACGGCCTGTACATCGACCCGACCTTTGAGGACAACTACAAAAACGCCAAAGCGGCAGGGCTGGACGTGGGCGTCTACTACTACACCTACGCCACCAGCGTAGCAATGGCCGATGCAGAGCTTGCCCTGCTGCGGCAGGCGGTGTACGGCAAGGAGCTAACCCTTCCGGTGGCAGTGGACGTGGAGGACAACAAGCTCAAGCCCATGAGCACTATTGACCTCACAAACCTCACCGCCTACGCGCTGGAACAGATTGAGAAAATGGGCTTTTACGCCCAGCTGTACACCTACACCGGTTACAAGTACGAGCTGGACATGGCTCGGCTGTCCTCTCGGTGGGACGTCTGGCTTGCGGACTACACCGGCAAAACGCCCAACGTGACGTTTAACTACAACGTCCACCAACACACCAGCAAGGGTACTGTACCGGGCATCTCCGGCAACGTAGACCTCAACGTAACCACCGTCAACTACCCCCGTATCATCCGCAAGAAGGGCCTGACCCGTCTTCGGGAGGGCAAATGACCGAAAAAGAAGCTTTGCTGTGGGTGCTTGGCATTCTTGGCAGCCTGTGCGCCGCCGCTATCACCATCGACAAGGTGCTGGACATCATCCACAAGTACATCAAAAAGGCAAAAGCCCCTGACGATGCGCAGAACAAGCGGCTTGACACCATTGAAAAGCGACTGAATGCGGTAGAAACTGTTTCTGCGCAGCACGCCGCAGCTCTTAGGCGTGACATGACGCGATTTGACGGCATCGATGAAGAAATGCGTCTCGTCCTTGTTGGCGTGCAGAACCTTTTGGATGCGCAACTATCCGGCAACAACCGAGAAGGTATGCAAAAAAGCAAATCCGATATCAACAACTACCTACTGAAAGGAGTAACGAATCATGGAAGCAATGTTTAACTTTATCCCCGCACCTATCGCACTGGTACTGATGTTCATTGGCTTTGCCGCGCTGGCCGTTGGTGCCATCCGGCTGGGGTACAAGCAGTACGTCAAGCAGTGGGCGCTGGAGCTCGTGACCATCGCCGAGGACAGCATCATGGGCAGCGGGCAGGGCGCAAAGAAAAAGGCACAGGTCTTTGCCGCGCTACGCGGCGCACTGCCGGACTGGCTGAAACCTTTCATCACCGATGAAGTGCTGGACAGCGTGATCGAAAAGGCCGTCAGCATGATGAAGAAGGCCCTGGCGGAGAAAAAGCCCGCGATCGGGAAGTAAGGAGAATATCATGGCAAGCACTACATACGAGCATTTTGTTGACACCAACAAAATGTACGCCGCACAAGAGCAATTTCGGCACATCACGAAAATGGTGACAAAACGTCACCATATTGCCGTGCTTGGCAATATGGTGCGCAACGCTGGACAGCTGCCGCAGCCCTTCTGGCTCGGTGCTGCCTGTGGCGGCGGCTCGCATAGCCTTTCCGCCAGCGCTGCAAGGGCTTAATGCAGAACAGATAAAAGCTGTGATAAAACGTGCGCCGCTTGGGAGGTATGACCGGAAAATCGCCCGGTTGCGGTACGTTGACCAGCTATGCCAAGTTGATATTGCAGCGCGTGTGCCGTATTGCCGGACATCAATCGGCAATAGGCTGAAAATTATTGATAAAATGCTGGATGTGTGATATCATAATCCTAATCGGGTGCGATTTCTCACGAAACGCATTAAAGCGGCAGGCTTTCAGGTCTGCCGCTTTTCTTTTTTATGATTTGTGGTATAATTATCTCAACAAATCCACCCGGCCTCTCGAAGAAGCGCATTAGGGTGGATATTTGAAAGGCTGCGGCCTTTGTAGAGAGCGGCATTGCCTGTGGGCGGTTCCGCTCTTGATTTTAGACTTAGCCGTTTTGGCGGCATAAAACCCCCGGTGTTCCGTTTGGAGCATCGGGGGTTTTTATTTATATACAATTTTTCAAGCGCTCATGCGGATTTTTCCGTGTGGGCGCTTTTCTTTTTTGTCCTTCGTTGTGCGTTCGTTGTCTCTCGGTTTCTGCCGATGCAGTACACTGGTTGCACAAGGAGGGATGTATTATGAGCTATTATCCGGCATCCGGAGCGCCCTACGTTCCGCAACAGCCTGTCAATCCTTACGGCGGCATGGGCACAGTTGGACTTGCCACTCCCCTGCCGAACACGCAGATGCAACAGGCGCAGCCGCAGCGTCCGCAGCCGATGAATGGGCAGCAGCCTGTTCAGCAGTCGGCACAAGATGGCGGCTGGTTGCTTGGCAGACCTGTTTCCAGCAGGGAAGAATTTTTGGCGATACCGTCTGACCTGTACGGCAGACCGACCTACTGCCCGGACTTGCGCAGTGGCGTGATCTACTGCAAGCGGCTCAATCCGGACACCTGCGAATCCTATGTGCAGGAGTTCTACAGCCCGGAAGCGTGGAGGCAAATGCAAGCACAACAGGCACAGCAAACCGCTGCACCGACACAGCAGTATGTGCCTATTGAACAGTACAACGCCCTTGTGCATCGGCTGGACGAACTGGAAAAGTGGCAGAAAAGCTTTTCTAAGCCCGCTGCCACCGCTAAGAAAGGAGAATAAGCGATGCCCTCTCCGTTTGATATGATTACTCACAGCCCTATCATGCAGCTTGCAAACCTTGCTCGTGCCGGACAAAACCCGATGGGTCTTATCCAGCAGCTGGGTGGGCAGAGCGCCCCCATTATGCAGGGCTTGAACCTGATTCAGGGCAAGAACGAAGCACAGCTCCGAACGATGGCGCAGAACCTCGCCAAAGAGCGCGGCATCGACCTGAACCAGCTGGCAAGCGTCCTGAATTTGACGCTTCCGAAGTGAGGAGACTTTGCGATGGATGATTTTGAAAACAGCCATTCCGAAAAAGATTTTGACATCAACAATCTGTGTGGCGATGACAAAATATGGGTTCCTTTAATGCTTGGCTTCATTTTCGGTGCTGCCAGCAAAAATTGGGATGACTCAAAAGATAAAAAAGACAACCCTCCGAGCTGACTTAACAACCCTAAAATAAGCATCTCTCTAAGCGAAACGCTTCTCAGTTTTGCGGACTTGACAAAAACCGCTTTTGTTTGGCTTCGCCCATCGCATACGGCGGTGGGATAGCATAACGCAAAACTGAAAGGAGTTTTGTTATGGACGATTTTGCAACTGGCTATCTGGCTGGGCAGGACGGCGGCAATAACAACGGCGGGTTCTTCGGCAACGAAGGTCTGTGGGCGGTTATCATCCTCGCCATCATCTTCGGCTGGGGCAACTACGGCAACGGGCGCAACGGCAGCGACAACGGTATGGCGAGCTACATCCCCTATCTGGTCGGCACTGGCGCAACCGGGCAGGGCGGCAACGACACCCGCGCGGCTCTGTCTGAGGGCTTCTACCAGCAGGATACCTCCCGCTCTCTGGCGGGCATCCAGAGCGGTATCTGCTCTCTGGGCTATGACCAGCTGGCACAGATGAACGGCGTCAACACCAACATTGCAAACGGCTTTGCTGGCGTGAACAGCGCCATCTGTCAGCTTGGCTACCAGAACGCACAGCTGGTAAACGGCCTGGAACGCAGCGTGTCCAACGGCGACAACGCCATCAGCCTTGCCATCATGCAGGAGGGCAACGCACGGCAGGCGGGCCAGACCGCTATCCAGACGCAGCTTGCATCTTGCTGCTGCGAGAACAAGCAGCTCATCGGCGACCTGAAGTACACCATTGCACAGCAGGACTGCGCTACCCGTCAGGCCATCGCAGACAACGCCCGCGCCATCGTGGACAACTGCAACGCCAACTTCCGTAGCATGATGGACTACTTCACGCAGGACAAGATTGCCACTCTGACCGCTGAGAACCAGAGCCTGAAGTTCGCGGCTTCTCAGGATCGTCAGAATGCACTTCTGACCACCGTGATGTCTCAGCAGACCGACACCATCCTGAACCGGGTTAATCCTCGTCCGATTCCCGCTTATCAGGTGGCAAACCCCAACGCGGGCGTGAACTGCTGCGGCTGCTGATAACCAACACTCCCCGATAACACCGGGTGAACCATCGGGGCAGGGGTAAGACACCTCTGCCCCTGATTTTTTAGGAGGAAAACATTATGGCTTGCAAAACAAGCTGCAAACTCTGCCCCCATCTGGTCTTGAGCCAGTCTGTGACGTTCGCCAATGACACATTGACCATCAACATCCCTGCTGGCGCATACCAGAACGGAGAGAAGTATTGCATCGTGGTTGCCCAGAGCATCCCAGACACGACCACCATCAACGCCCCTGTTGTCATTACCATTGGAGCAGGAACGACCGCATACCCTCTGACCGACTGCAACTGCGCTCAGGCAACCGCCGAGAGCATCCACACTCGCACTCGTTACGCTACCCGTGTGGCAACGTCTGCAACCGGCACCGGCACGTTCAAGTATCTTGGCTGCTTCTGCCGCTCCCACGCTGGTGCGCCCGCGTCCATTTCTTGAGGAGGTATAGATTATGGGCAAGAACAATTTTCGCCGCATGATGATGCTCCGTGACCACGACAAAAATCGTGAGCCGGAACGTGACCGCCTTGAGGAAGAGCGTGACCGCAGGGAGCGTGAGATGGAACGCCGTCTGCGTAAGCTGGAAGGTGGTAACGACCGCTATCCCTATTATCCGCAGGAGGAAAACCGCTACATCGACCCCTATCCTATCCCCCGCTACCCTGACGTAGAGAATGGACGCAGAATGCCGCAAATCGGCTTCTCGCAGAACGGAGACTGGGACAAGCGGTCTGGTCAGTATGAACGTGGTGGTGCGGACAGTCGCTCCATCAAGATGCCGCGCCAGCACCTCACCCACGATGAAGCGGAGGAATGGTGTGACAGCATGGTGAACGCTGACGGCACAAAGGGCTGTCACTGGACGTTGGAACAGACGCAGGACGTTGCGAAACAGCGCAATATCACCTGTGACCCGAATGATTTCTGGGCAGTCATGAACATGATGTACTCGGATTATTGTCAGGTCGCAAAGCGTCAGTCCGTTGACACTCCGGGCTTCTACGCTGACATGGCAAAGGCGTTCCTTGAGGACACGGATGCCGTAGATGGCAAGGCGTATCTCTACTGGGATTGCATTGCTGATAAGTAAAACGAACCCCCTGTGTAACCACTAATGGCTACGCAGGGGTGTTTTTCGCTTATCGGATTGTCGTTATTCCTCTATCTTTCATATACTCGATAAAATCTTCTGCTGGCATTCTCTCTGAAAGTTCTTTCATTGTGTATTGGCGTTTTTCCTCAACCCAATGCTTCTTTTCTTCGATACCAGACAAATCGTGGACTGTATACCATTGTGTTTTTGAACTATCAAGTCCATTTGAAAGAAATTGAACCTTAAACCAATCTGGACGCTTTCTTCGTTCAAACCAATTCAATTCGGAAAATTTTATCCATGCAATGTTTTTATAATTTCCTTCTTTTTGCCCTTTGCTCTTAAAATCATCTTTTATTTTCTTTAATCTAAAATAATAGGTTTCAACGCATTGGTTTGGCATATATCTTATACGCCAATCTTTATCCCGAAAGACCATCTTACCTTCGTATATGTCACCGCCTGTCCCATTGAGATACCAGTGCGATTCGTAGTGCCCTAACACTTTTTGTTCCATGTCGTCCACCATTTCAATATTTCACAGGCGGTTCAGGCAACGGAATCCAATATGTTATGTTATGGATTCTGCCCTCATCATCCCGCCACTCTTTGAACTGCTCATCGTAATTTGCTATAACAACATCAAATGCAGATTCATCGAATCCGATAACACGCGGGTCTGTATCTCCCGGAACACTGTTCTTTGCACAAATCCAAGGGTTTGATTTTGGCACGTTTGATACATCGTAAGCACAATATCCGATGCACTGCGGATTGCCGTACTTCTTCATGTGATCTTCATTTCCGATTCGAGCCGCACAAACCATGTGGACATTTTTCCAACCGACACGGTCATCGTCCGTTGATTCACTGTCGATAATAATATCTTCTGGGTCTAGTACTTTTCTTCCGATTGCAAGATTCCAGCTATTTGCAACATACTGTTTCATTTGCCATTCGTTCAGAAAAGTTCTTGCTTCTTTCATGGCATCTGCCAAAGAACCACGATGAGGTCTATAAGCAATCATAGATTAATCCTCCAAGAAATCCTCCAACTCAATCTTCCCGTCTGCCGCTGCAACGGCTAGGGCGTAAACGAACTGTCCAATCGTCATTCCGTGCCGCCTAGCTTCACGGTTGATATACTTGCGTTCTTCTTCGCTCATAAGGATGGTAATGCGCTTTGAACGCTTGCCATCACCGCTTGCAACGCCCTGATGCGATTCCGGCATCGGGATTTTTTTCTTTGTCAAGCCAGCTTCGACCAGTGCGCCAGACACATCGCCTTGTTCGATAAGACGTTGAACTTCCTTCGCCTGTTTCAGCTTCTTTGGCTTACTTTCGCTTACTACGGCATTGTTCGGCTGTGCTCCGCTGTCTTTGGCTTGCTTCGGCTTAATACTGCTTAACTGTGCTTCACTGGGCTGTGTATGGCTGTCTGTGGCTTCACTGGGCTTAATCTGTGCTTGTTCGGCTTCGTTCGGCTTTGCTTGGCTTACTTCTTCTTCCTTTGGCTCACTTCGGCTTAATGTCTGTTCCGAAAAAACAGGCTGAAAATCAAACCCGCCAAGCAAACCTGTGGATTTTTTGCTGGTCGATTTCATTCTGCTTCATCCTCCATCTTTGCTCCGCAACGAGCACAAAATCTTGTCTCACGGTACATTTTCGGGTAACGTGCAATTTTATAATGGCAGTTTGAGCATTCGAGCCAATTCCAATGTTCTCCATCCTCGTCCACTCGATGATGAACTTCCCACTTTGCCGTTTCTTTCGGCTGAATTTCATCCATCAATTTTACATGGCGAATCACATTTTCTAAGACATCGCATACGCTTGCTGTTTCACTGCGAAATCTTGCTTGGTCAGCTTGGTTCTGCAAATAGCAATTTACGAGTTCTTCAGAATCAATCAGTCGCATTTTTATCCCCCTCTACAATCTTCTTTGCCAACGCCTTGAAATCCTCTGCGCTGGTGCTCTTTGCAGTGTCACCGCTAAACAGGCTGTGCCGTTCTGCCTGCGCCTTACGAACGCCCATAGACGGTCTAATCTTCACGTCCAGCAGGGTTGTGCCCATGCTCTGTGCAATCACAGGGAGCTGCTCCACAACCTCTTTGGACAGGTTTTCGCGGCTCTTGTACTGGTTCAGAAGCAGACCTTCAATCTTCAAAGCCGGATTGAAGTATTTGCGAACATCGCAGATTGTCTGCGAAAGCTGGCTCAAACCAGCCAGTGCGTATCGGTCTGCCGTGATGGGAACGATAATGCTGTTGGCTGCGATCAGTGCGTTCACAAGCGCAAGACCAAGCTGCGGAGGAGTGTCCAGCACGATGTAATCATACTGCTCAGACACGCTTTCAAGGGCTTCTCGCAGCCGGAAGTTCTTGCCCATGTCCCGGACAAGCTGTTCGTCAATGTCCTTCAATGCGTTATCTGATGGGAGAATATCACCGGCTTCACAGTGCTGGATTCCTTCTTCGACCGTGCCTTGCCGGGTCATCACATCAAACAGTGTGCATACGTCCTCTGTCTGTGCGCCGTAGGTGTCCGTTGCGTTGCACTGGGCATCGCAGTCCACCATCAGGACTTTCTTGCCGAGCAGCTGCAACGCACCAGCCAGACAGGTGCTTGTGGTGGTCTTTCCTGTGCCGCCCTTCTGGTTGGCGACAGCTATGATTTTTGCCATTTTATCACTCTTTCTTTATTCTTCGGGTTCATCAGGAAGTGGCATCCAATGGGTTACATGATATAACACATTATCATCAATCAGTTGCGTTTCACTATTGTTTCCATAGAACGCATCCGTCAACACATCATCTGTATACCATTTTTCGCCTTTGAAGTCACCATAATAACCGAAAGTAACGCCCATCACTTTATCATAAATGATAATCTGAACGTACTTGTCTGGCATCTTATCTTTTACGCTAATCCAACCCATTCTCGCTCCTTTTTGCATCGTCTGCTCATTCTGCTTAATGTGCTGCATCTTCCTACTTTTGCAATGCTTCAATGGAATAGAACGCTGGCATATACCTGTCTACGATACCTGCCTTGTCCACGCTTCTAATCAGATAACCAACAGGTCTGTCCGGGAACGGAGACCTGTCCAAAGACAAAATGTCATTGTATGCTGCCTTTACTGTATCGTAGACCGCTTCTCTGCGTCTTGGCAGCTTGATTTCTGGATGCTCTTTCTTCATCCACTTCTCAACCACCTTTGCCACATCAATACAGTCTTGTTTTTCCAGTTCGTCACACACAGACCAGTCGAAATCCTCATATCCGCTTCTGCGGGGCTTTCTCACAGCTTTTTGAGGTTCGGCCGGTACTTCGCTTGCCTGTGCTTCAATCAGATTCTCAGACGCTTTAATTTTGGGCTTAAACTTGACCGCAACAGCCTTTCGCGCCACAAGGACTGGTTCGTAAGTCACAACAATGTCAGACACAGCATTGATTTCGTCCACCGCAACGTCAAGCACTCGCTTACGAAGGTTCTTATAAACATCGTAACTGGCTTCCATTGCGCCAAGCTGTTCTCTTAACTTCTTTAAGCTGATTTCATGCGGCTTGCTGTCCATGTTCAGCCAGTCCCGAAGAATCGAGTAAAGCAAGATGCTATACTGTGACTTCATTCGTGACGTGTAACGCAGCCGATACCGAACATATCCGCTTTCAGCAATGTCAAAAAAGATTGGGCGAAGGTCTGGGTTGCAGGTAATGGCCACAACGTAAGACCTCGTTTCTGGTACATAGTCCAGTTTTGCCCTCGTAAACAAAACAAAACTCTCAAATGTGCCTTTCTCCTTGTCAATCGGAATCGACACCGTGTTTCCAAGAAAGTGTTTGATTTGTGGCTCAACTCTTCGTGCGTCAAGGCTTTTCAATCCAAGCAGGTCTCTGTACTCTGCCAAAGTAAACTCTACACGACTACTACTAGGGTCTCTCGGATTTATTCTTGATAGGTAAACCTCCAACAACCGAAGCTCTCCTGCGGTGTAGTCCCTGAACTTCGCCCAAACAAGGGACTTGCTTTTCTCGACAAGGTTATTGTCTGATATTTTTGGCATCTGCTCACTTCCTTTAATGGTCTGAAAACAGTATATCACAAGTAGGGGGACGCGTCAACCACTTTTGTCCCCCATGACTCGTCTTTTTGTCCCCCATAGGTTTGTCAAAACGTCCCCCATGCCTCGTCAAAACGTCCCCCATGCTTTGTCATTTCGTCCCCCGTCTACTTATTATATATTAAACAAGAAATAAACAAGAGGTTAAATATCATCGTTAAATAGTCGATGACGATAATTTTCAACAATTTCTTTATTTTTCCATTCCAGTTTGTGGATAACTCAAGCCGTCACTTGCCGAATAAGACTGTACCGGTGGTGAAGCAACCTTCCATTAGCTATGCCAAACGTATACGGATTGTGGATAGGTGTACGAAATGTGGATGGAAAGGTATACCTAATCTGCACGATGGGGGACAGAATGACAAGCCACTCAATTGCAAACAATAAATTAGCGATAACCCGCTATTTATTACGCGCAAATCTTGTCGATTTACAGACTATGGGGGACGGATTGACAAGGTAAATTTGCCCGATAGGTGTACAAAAAGTGGATGAACGTGGACAAAATGTTCTTCAAAAACTGCGATAATTCGACAATCAGCCAGTTATATTATTGGGATTCACGGTATAGGAATCATTGGACTTCATAGCAGCTTCTGTTCCAGCGTTCTGCGCCTGATAGAGAATCTCCATCTTTGGTGCGGTTCCGCTCGGGTCTGGGTCAGTTTTAGTGGCCTGTGCCATCTCATAGCTACCAGACACCATCCGGCAGACAGCGACCCTGTCCTTCAACGGCGTGTGGAGGTTTGCCAGAATCTCCGTCAATACGCCGATGTGGTCTGAGCCGTGATCTCCGTACCGGATGTACAACAAGGCGTCTATCTCATAGGAGGAGCACTCCATCATAGCATCTATGAGAATCCGCCGTTTCTCCAGATCGGAAAGGTCTTCTTCCAGGTGTTCCAGCAGCCCTGGGTGAATGCAAGCGTCCATGTATCGAGCCGCCGATACGCCGCAGCAGGTGAACCAGCGCATAGCCATCGGAAGGGAAATGGCTGCCAGACCTTGCTCCCAATTTGCTATCGTGCCACGATTCACGCCAATTTTTGCCGCCAATTTCTGCTGGCTCAAGCCGGAACGCATTCGAGCTATCTCCAATGCTTTGGCTGTTCTTACTAAATATTCATCCATAAATCCTCACCCTTTCAACAAAATCCGGCAAAACTGCCGGGTTCGACAAGCCAAAAAATGGAAAAAGCTGCTATGGAGAACCAACAGCAGCCTATGTTATAACTGTATTGTCAAAAAATTCCAAAGAGGAGTGGAACAAAAATGAAAGAAACTGTAATCTGGAACCATGAACGTATGCCGATCATCAACGGAATGCCTGCAAGCGTTCCCGATGGGCAACCGCACACACCTGAACCATGGGAGAAAAGCTAATGAACCGAACCGTAGATGCTCTGATTATCCCATACGCTCGCAGACGGACGCTGGAGCTCGTCCTGAGCCTTTCTGCGTACGAAGCTGATAAAGATGCTTACCTCGAAGCAAAAGGCATCCTGGAACACGCCGTGGCCGCCTTAGACGATGGGCGCGACCCGGCAGACAACATCGAACGCATTGACGGACAGCTCGTAGAGCTGTGATTGGAGGAAAGATGGATAGGCGTTGTCCCTTTTGACTTGAACACTCGTGGCTTCCCTGATGTAAAGTAATGGATGTGAAGAAAATGTTCGATTTTTACGAAGTTGTTTAAATCGCATTGACTTTACAACTAGATGATGTATAATCGTATCAAATAAACATCTGCACTTACCGATCGGGAGGATATGCCACAATGAGTGAACAGGAAAGAGCCAAGATTGACCGATTTATTGCATGGCTGCTGGAACACCCTGAGAAAATTCCGGCAGCGGAGCAAGCCATAGACCTAGAATAACAGAAAACCCCTTGCGCAGAGCTACACCAGCCCGGCACAAGGGGTTCTTTTATTTTACCGGGCATGAACGTCACATCTTCTCGATCAGGTTCATCAGAGCTTCACGCTGCTCCTTCGGCATGGACTCAAGTTTTTTTCTAATCCGCTCTACTGCTGCATCGACTTCACTTTGCGGCTGCTGGGGCGGGCTTTCTTTTTGATTGCCAGTAAGAAGGTAGTCAACCGACACGTTGAAATAAGCTGCAATCTTAGAAAGAACCTCTGTGGACAGGCTTTTGGTTCTTCCGGCTTTCAATTCGGAAAGAAAACTGCGGCGAATCCCAATGTTACTGCAAAGGGTTCCATCTTTAATGCCCTCTTTTTCGCAGAGTGAATGGATGTTGCTGTACAAGTCCGACATAAGAATGCTCCCATATTTGTGCAAGTATACAAATGCACAGAATTTTGTACAAAAGAGTTGACTTGTACAGAAGCCTGTACTATAATACAGACATGGGCAGTACAGAACGCTGTACAATATAAACTCTCTACACCCTTATATTAGTACAGTTTTCCGTACTTGTCAATAGATTTTAGCAAATGGAGGTGGAATTTTGAAAGAAAACTTCCGTTCTGGCTTTGAGCTGGAAGTGAAGATGAAGCTGTTGCAGCGAGGTATGAAGCAAACGGAGCTGATTCAGGCGGTTCAAAGCGATACTGGATTGTTCCTTGATGATTCGTACCTCTACAAGATTCTTCGCGGTGAGCGAAAGCCGGAGAAGATTATCCAGAGCATCTGCAAGATTCTTGAAATCGAGCAGAAAACCGAAAACGAACCTCAGATGTGACTGCAAACGCATTTGAGCGAACAAGCAAAAAGAAAGAGAGAACTAAAATGACTAAGAAAGAAGCTACCGTTGTCTGCATCAAGCCCATTGTTAAGAAAACCGCCAAAATCCGCATTATCGGTGATTCTCCGCTGATCGTGCACGCATGGAGCGAGAAAGCAAAGAAGGAACTGCTTGCATCTCAGCAGGGTACGAAGCTCAAGAAAGACAAGAAGCAGGCTAAGAACGTCTACGGCGAAATCGCCGAAGCACTGTACTGGATGAACGGCAAGCCGGACGTTGCCTACGCCGACTGGACGGAAGAACTGCTGGACGAGTATGCAGCATCTGAGAAGTTTGGCTTCCCCGCTTGCGCTGTCAAGGCCGCTGCCGTTTCCGCTGCATTCCGTCTGGGCTGGACGAAGGATAAGGTTTCCGCTCGTGGCGCATTTATGATTTTCGGCGACAACGGTTCTGAGTTCATCGAAATCAAGTCTTTCAAGCCGGAAGGCGAACCGAAGTTCGTAGGTCGTGAGGATTCTGTTCGTATCGGCATGGGAACCGCAGACCTGCGCTATCGTCCTGAGTTCGCCAACTGGTATATGGATGTTACCATCTCCTTCAACGAGAACGGCAACTTTAGCCTGTCTGACATTGTGAATATGCTGAACGCTGGTGGTGACCAGTGCGGTCTTGGCGAGTGGCGCATCGAAAAGGGCGGGAGCTGGGGCGCATTCCATGTTGAACTGAGCGAATAACGCTCTTTTGGCTGGTGAGGTGAGCTAAGGCGCGGAATGTTAGGCCGGATTTCGGCGAGGTATGTTTGTGTCGGTTATGGATTGGCAGTCGGGGTTCGGCTTGTTTAGGAACGTTAGTGTTAGGTTCGTTAAGGCTGGTTAGGCTAGGCTGTTAAGGCGGGATGTGGCACGGATTGGCAAGACAGGGTGCCGTGTGGAGTGGCTGGCGAGGCGAGGTGCGTTAAGTTTTGGTGCGTTATGTTGAGTTGATGCGCGGAGCGTTAAGACGCGGCAAGGCTGGCGAGGTTTGGAGCGTTAAGGTCATGAGTGGCACGTTCGGGTTCGTTCAGGCTGGCATGGAGCCAAAAATTCAGAAAGGAGCAAAAAATGAACATTAAAACTGGTTATCAGTGGAAGAACGACAAGTGCTGTTACAAGGCAACTGCCGATGAAGCCGCTAGTGCATTTGAAGAAATCCGGCAGAACAGCGGAAAGCTTACGCCGGAGCTAGTTGTTGATTATGCTAGACCGAAGGAATCGGTTCTACATAACGACTTCGAGTGGAGAGACGAAGTTGCCGCAGAGAAGTACCGTCAGGGTCAGGCACGACACATGATTGGTGCAATCCGTATCACTAGCGAGGATACGCAGGAGCCTGTAAGAGCCTACGTCAACGTTACGGTGGTTGCGCCGGATGAACCGCCTGTTCGGTCTTATATGCCGATGAAAGAGGTTCTGGAACACCCGGATTTGCACAGTCAGATGATGGCAGACGCTTTCCGGGATGCACAGAGCTTCAAGCAGAAGTACAACACGCTGGAACGCTTAAAGCCTGTCATGGACGCTATGGATAAGGCGTTTGACGGTGCGGTATAAGGAGGGCTGAACATGGAGCAGATTATCACTTTAAAGGTAGACCTTGAACACCCGAACGAAGCGCACAACGCCATTAACAAGGCGGTGGAAGCATACGAGAAAAGCAAAAATCGCTGGGATGCCTTTGAAATCAACGAAGCCAAAAGCAGAGCACGAGACATTTTGTACAACCTGTGCAATGAAGGCTACAGTATGATATGGACGGTCACGGATGGCGCTGTCGGCCTGACGATTTGGACAAATTTTAAGGAGCCTTGTGTTGGCCAGTGCTATATGCCAAAAGAAAGCCTGTTTGACATTTGGGTCGAAAAGCTAGTTGCGCTGTGCATTGCCACAGGCAAAGAAGTCCCGAAGTTCATCACGGATAAGGCTGGTGAGTGCTGGTAATGAAATTTCGCAAAGCGCAAAGCCGCAAGCGCAGACTGAAGCTTGCAATGGCTGCTGGCGTATCCAGAAACGATGCTAACAAGGTGCTGTGGATGGAAAAATCCATCAACCAGTGCTTTGAACGTCACAATCGGGAAGCCAAAAAGGCAGGTAAACCGAATGAAGATGGAGATTAAATATTGCGAGCGCTGCGGAGCTTTTTTGGGTAGGGTAAACCCACGCAAAAAATATTGCACACAATGTAAAAGAGATGTCTCGTGCGAGCAAAAGCGCACGAGACGTAAAGCATTGAGTTCAGGACGTGGGTTCACTCCAGTAAAAATCGTGTGCCAATGGTGCGGTAAGCCACTGATTAAAATGTCTGCGGCACAAAAGTACCACAAAGATTGCGCGAAAGATGCAGCCTTTGCAAGTATTGCGGAACATCAGAGCATACGAAGAGAACGAGCCTTAAACGAGAAAGCACTGGAAGAAAAAAAGATTCCATCCATAGGTCAGGTTCAAGCTCTTGCAGATAAGATGGGCAAGCATTACGGCGAAGTGTCGAGGATGCTTGCGACAGGGGAACTGACTTATGAATGGTAAATATTATGGCAAGCGGGAAATCCGCTGGCACAGCCGTGAGAAGGAACGGCTGGAACGCATTCGAAGAAAGGATAAAGATGAAAGTATTCGTGGAAATCGCCCTGATCTGGGGCATTGTCTTAGCATTTATTCTCGCAGTGTTTCTGCTGAACTTCTGGCTGGTGCATCAGATCGAGCTTTTGGCCGGAGCTAAGGTGACATGGTACATCATAGGTGTTGGAGCTTTGATGACAACCGGTTGGATTTTTAGACGCAGAGAACCAAAGGACACAGAGGAAAAGGCATGACACTGGAAGCCGCTCTTGAAGAACGCGATATGAAGGCATCAGAGCTTATCCGAAGAAGTGGCGTGTCGGCTCCAACTATCTACAACATCACAAGCCCAAATAAAGCGCCGTACAAGACAGGCGTTAAGGCTGATACGCTTGCAAAAATAGCCGAAGTACTAAATGTAATAGTCGTGATTGATGCAAGCAAACCATTTTTATTCGATATCATTCTGAAAGAAGGGACAAAATGAAAACCGTAAAAGGAAACGTGCTTACCATACTTGGTATTGTCGCCGCAATCGTAGCCGTTAGCTGTGGCGATACAATAAATAGCTGTGATAGTACAGTACAGATGCTTGGATGGGCATTTGTTTCGCTGATGTTACTAGCTACCGCTCTGGTTTTGTGTGCGCTTGGAGTGAGCGCGGAAAAAGAGCGTGAAGATAACGAACAAATGGGGATAAACCGCATTCCCGCTCATACCAACAAGTGGAGGGATGTACGGTGAAATGCCCGGTGTGCGGTAGCGACAACATTACAACGATTGACAGCCGGTCAGACAATGACAGCATTGTTCGCCGCAAGAAGTGCATTGCCTGTAACCATCGGTGGTCTACCATCGAAATTGACAAAGACCAATGGTACAGTGCGTTGCAAATCAAAGAGGAACGTAAGAGAGGGAGACCAAAAGATGATTAACCTTGACAGATTCGGTGGCGTGACCGAGCCGGAGGATGGCGTGTACTTCCTAACCCGTGAGCAGGAAGCAAAAGCCAAAGAAGCAGACCGTCAGGCAGAGATTGAGGACTTGCAGTCCGAAATTGACGACAGGGAAGCAGAGCTGAAAGACCTCCGAGCACAGTTGGCAGAGCTGATGGCCGGTTGATTTTGTGTAGCCGTATTAAGCCAAAGTAAGAACAATGAAGCCTAATGAAGCCGAAGAAAGGAAAGAAAATGGGCAAATACAAGAAAGAAATTAAGCACTGCGAAAAGTGCAATAAGCCTTTTTCAGCGTTCCCGAACAGCACGGAAACTCTTTGCGCAAGTTGCAAAAGAAACAGTTTAGAGGAAACGCTCCGCAAGAACGGTCACGCACCGCAGCATACGCTTGTTAGGAGCCATTATGACGGAATCAAGGAGGCGTTTGCTGTCGAAGATGCCGCAAGAAGGGCTTCGTGGGACGAGAACACAAGCATCGAGAAAACGTGCCGTGATTGCGGCAAAGCATTCGAGATTTCTCGTGCAGAGCGCATTTTCTTTGAATCGCATAACATGGCATTGCCTAAGCGTTGCACGGCTTGCCGTAAAGCAAGAAAAGAAGCAAGGAAGGAGAACAACTGATGGCAGTATTAGTAATGGTCTACGGTCATTCCGGCAGCGGTAAGTCCGCTTCGCTTCGGAACTTTGACCCGGAACAGGTGGCGGTTATCAACGTGCTTGGCAAGCCGTTGCCGTTCCGTAGCAACATGAAAACTTATATCACCAACGACTACGGCAAGATTGACGCTGCAATCCACAGTACCAGGCGTAAGTCCATCGTCATTGACGATGCCACCTATCTTATGACTGGCGAGTTCATGCGGAACGCAAAGGCCGCTGGATATCAGAAGTTTACTGACATGGCAGCCAACTTCAACACTCTGCTTATGCGGGCAAAAGAACTGCCGGATGATGTGGTGGTCTACTTTTTCGGTCACAGCGAGCGTGACGGAGACGGTGGTGAGAAGTTCAAGACCATCGGCAAGCTGCTGGACGAGAAGGTCTGCGTGGAAGGGTACTTCACCATCGTTCTAAAAACCGTCGTGCAGGATGGACGATACCTGTTCAGCACTCGCAATGATGGGATGGACACCGTGAAAACCCCGCTTGGGATGTTCAACGATGCACTGATCGAGAACGACCTCGCCACCGTAGACAAGACCATTCGTGAGTATTACAACATCCCGGTTCAGCCGGATAACAAAGGAGAGTAACGGATGAAGAACATCAACTGGAATGACGTGCAGGAAGCCACCGAACGCCGAGACCTGCCTGTTGGCGGCTATGTTGCCGGTATCTGCAAGGCAACGGACGAACCCGCAAAGGAGCGTCTGAACATTGAGTGGGAAGTCGCAGAGGGCGAGTTCAAGGGCTACTGGCGTGAGCAGACCGCTTCCCTTATCGAGCGCGGCAAGCTGAATCCGGGTGAATGGGCGTGGGGCGGCAAGACCATCAAGAGCTACAAAGAGAAAGCGCTGCCTTTCTTCAAGGGCTTTATCACCGCTGTGGAGCAGTCCAATCCCGGCTACAAGTTCAACAACGATGAAAAGACCCTGCGTGGCAAGCTGGTCGGCGTGGTTCTTCGTGAAGAGGAGTACATGGGCAACGATGGCAACGTCAAGACGAAGCTTGTCGTTGACCGCTTTACCAGCGTGGACAAGATTCGTTCCGGCGACTATGAGGTCAGACCGAAGAAAACGCTGTCTGGCGGGTCTGGCTCCGGCTACTCGCAGGGCGGGAACGATGACTTCTCTGCGATTGACGATGATGGTTCGTTGCCATTCTGATTGGAGATGCGCATGAATCAGGAAGAAAAAACGCATTGGACGCAAGATAAAATCTTGCTGTATGTGAAAGCCTGTATGTCTGCCACTGGTTTAATCAGAATGCCATCAAGAAGTGAATTGAGCGAGTATTACGGAAACGACAAGTTGACAAATGCAATTCGCCGTTTTCCGGGTGGCTATTACAAAATAGCTGAAATCCTCAATGTCGAAATGAAAGAAAGCGAAACGCAATTCGGAAAGTATGGCGAAGACCTTGCTACAAAACTGCTGGAAGAACATGGATTTTCGGTTGAGCGAATGTCAACTAGATACGCCTATGACCTTTATGTTAATGGAAGCGTTAAGGTTGATGTGAAAACGGCAAGGCCGAGCAAAGCAAATAAGAGTTTTTGCTATTCGTTTAACCTTGAAAAACGCTTTCCGACTTGTGACGTTTACTTTTTGATCGCAAAGAGCGAAGAAAAAGAAAGCATCTACATAGTTCCTGCATCTATCAACCAGACGCAGATTGGGCTTGGCACTGGAACGACCGTGTATAGCAAGTATCAAGACCGATATGACATTATCGCTGATATGAGCAAGGCTTTTGCTTCTGCAAAGTCATGACCGCCTACCTTATATAAGAGCTGTGCTATCTGGCTGGACGGGCGTTTGGAAAGATGAAACACTTGGGCGACATCACAAAGATTCACGGCGACCAGATAGAGCCTGTGGATTGTATCACGTTCGGAAGCCCATGTCAGGACTTGTCCATTGCTGGAAGCAGGGCTGGACTTGCCGGAGAACGCTCCGGGTTGTTCATGGAAGCGGTTCGAATCATAAAAGAAATGAGGTCAAGCACAAATGGACTGTATCCAACTTTCGCTGTTTGGGAAAACGTGCCCGGAGCGTTCAGTTCCAACGGAGGAGAAGATTTCAGAGCCGTGCTGGAAGAACTTGCCCGCGTGGAACAACCAGACGCTTCAATTCCTCGACCTTCGGGTAGGGGGGGCAGATGGAGAAAAGCTGGAGCAATCGTCGGAAACGGATGGTCTCTGGCTTGGCGACAGCTTGATGCTCAATATTGGGGAGCCCCCCAAAGAAGAAAGCGTATCGCTCTTGTCGCAGATTTTGGAGGACAACGTGCCGCAGAAATACTATTTGAGCGCACGAGCCTGTCAGGGAATCCTTGTGAGAGCATCCCGGCGTGGAAAACCTTTGCCCGAACTCCTGAAGCAAGCGTTGCTGGATATGATCGAATGGTGGAATCCGGGAACTCTATCACAGGTGATGCAGAAAGTGAAGGAACAGGAAGGTCTGGAGGAAAAGGAACTGGACGAGTATTGGAATCAGACCATCGAGAGACTTCGACTCGATGCACAGAACCCGCAGCCTACACTCTAAAAATCCGTTCTGGATGTGAGGGTGGTGGTAAAGGTACGCTGGTACAAACCGAAAAAAGCGCAACGCTTTCAACACTCCAAGACCAGACATTGTTTCAGCCTGTTGTTTATGATGCTCGTGGAAATGGTGATGGCAAAATTGTGCCGACAATCACAGGAGACCATGAAAACAGAATCACAGATTACACGGCCATTGCAATCGAACGCAAGACCTTCAACGAACAGTCGTTCAGCCACTACAAGGAAAGCGACAAATGCTCAACCTTGAAAGCGAAAGCAGGGAACATCGGCAATGGCAGCGAGTGCCTGATTGCAGAGAAAGCCATCCGCTGGATTGTTCGCCGCTTGACCCCTGTTGAATGTGAACGGCTACAAGGCTACCCGGACGGATACACCGACATTGGTGACTGGACGGATAGCAAAGGAAAGAAGCACAAATACGCTGACAGCCCACGGTACAAGGCTCTAGGCAACTCAATCGCTTTGCCGCAGTGGTTTTGGTTGGTGCAGAAGATGCGCCCTTACTTGAAAGAAAAGCCTACGCTGGGTAGCCTGTTCGATGGTCTAGGCGGTTTCCCTTTGGTTTGGCAAAGAGCATACGGTGAGGGCACCGCACGCTGGGCAAGCGAAATCGAAGAGTTTCCAATGGCTGTAACAAAAAGGAGGTTTGGCGAAGAATGATTACTTGTTGTCTCAATTGCACATCACGCCACCAAGCTTGCCACGACACTTGCGAGAAATACAAGGCAGAGAAGAAAGACTTCGAGGAACGCAAGGCGTTCGTGCATGAGCTGAACCACAGCCAGAGCGTGTACCACCGCAACTACGAGGACAAGCACCGGGAACGCGGCATGAAGCGGTATCTCGGAAGTGAATTTAGAGGTGAACGAGGATGAGAAGAAAGTATAAACCGGGCGGCTACATCATTTCACTTGATGACTTGATGAAGCAGGAGTTTGTTTACTGCGCCGGAAAACTTGTTCACAAAGGATGGTTTGGTAGCTGGCAACTGCGATATGCAAATAGCGAACTTGCCCGACTGCGTATCAGAGAAGCCAAAAAAATCGAAGACAACGCATGAACACCGGCAAGCAGTTTGAAGCAGACTTCAAAGCATCCATCCCATCCGATGCGTGGTGCTACCGGCTGAAGGACAGTGCTGCAACCTACTACGGTGGCAACGAGAACCTGTCCTTCTCCATCGACAACATCTGCGACTTCATTGTGTACCGATACCCGATGAACCACCTGTTTGAACTGAAAACCATCGAAACGCCCTCTATCCCTCTGGAAAAGGTGTTCGGCAAGTACGACAAGGCAAAGTATAAGTACCGCAAGGAAAAACACATCACTGACATGGTGGATGCGATGGGGTATAGCGGTCAGACCGCCCATGTGATAGTCAATTATCGGGCGGTCAACCGCACCTTTGCAATCCCGGCCAGAAAGGTTCTGGCGTTCCGCTACAACGAGAGCCGGAAGAGCATCCCTTGGCAGTGGGCAGAGCAAGAGGGGATAGAGGTCAAAGCAAAAAGGCTACGTGTCCATTGGCAGTATGACGTGGACGGGCTGCTAAAGAGATTGGAGAAAGAGAATGAGCATGAAATGTGACCGCTGCGGAGCAGTGTTTAATCCTGAACCTCCCGATGAGATGGGGAGACATAAGCCCAATGCCGTGATTCTAGTTGACAAGAACGTGCATGACGCATGGGACTACTGGAGTTGCGATTGCTATGATGAGCCGTTTCTTTGCCCCTCTTGCATGGCAAAGCTGAACGACTGGTTGAAAGGAGAACAGAAGTGAGCAAGAAAGTTTCAGACATCCTGCCCAAGACGGAAATCTTGGCACAGTTGGCAGAAGAAGCGTCCGAATTGGCACAGGCTGCGTTGAAGCTGCGCCGTGCGCTGGATGGCACGAACCCGACACCGAAGAGCGTAGAGGAATGTTTAGAAAATATACAAGAAGAAATGGCGGATGTTTTTGTCTGCCTAACCATGTTTGGCAAGTCCGCCGAAAGAGACGGAATCTTGATTTATAACAGGTACATGGAAAAGGTTATCAAAATCGAAGATGAAAAAGAAGCCCGTTGGCTCTCTCGCCTTGAAGCAAAGGAGAATAAAAATGGCTGAATATTATGTTGGATGTGGGATATTTGGGAAAATCTATGCCGGAAAAATAACACCACATCGAAAAGATGGTTCGCAGATGTGGAAAAACAAATCGGATGTGACTGACGGAGCAATCGAAGCGGTCGTGAACCATTTCATTATAGAAATGGATCGTGACGATAAGAACAAAATCCAAAAGGCATGGGAAGTTCGTGGCAATAGAACGCTAAAAGTAACGTTTGAGCTTGTCCCAAAAGGAGTAGTCAGATGAATAAATTCGGGAGCTGTCCTCTGTGTGGCAAACAGGTCAAGCCGACCAACCTCCGCAAAATCGCACGACAGAACCAGTTGTACGGATTTCGTATGGCTCTGGATGGCATCGCCTCCACATGGGGCGCACTGATTCAGAACCTTCGGTGCGATGCAGACCTGACCGATGAACAGGTGCAGAAAATCATCCGCATTGGCGACAGATACTGGGAGATGGTTGGGCAGTTCAAGAACGAGAACATGACCCCTGACGAGTTTGCTGATTACATCACCGCAAAGTCAGAACAGGTCGAAAAAGAGCTGAGGGAAAGGTGGAGCTAACAATGTTTGAATTTGTAACCCGCTGGCTGGTCTGCCTAGTCCTACTGGCGGTAGTAGTTCAGTCCGAACGGACAATCAAGAACATGGCGAACAGCCTGTTTGAGGAACGGCAGGCAATGCTCGTCTGGCTGTTCGTCAACGTGTGTCTGGCCGTTTGTACGGCTGTTGTGATGGGGTGGAAATGATGAAAATTTGTGATATTGAGAGAAAAGAAATTAATTTTGAGTGTCTGGAATATGGAGATGTGTTTGAGCTGAACGGCGAAATTCTCATGAAAGCTAACGTGAACATTTCGGTAAGTAAATTGTCTGGCGGTGTCAGCTTAAAAAGCGGAGAGTTTTTGCAGATAGATGAGTATTTTCCCGTTAAGATGGTAAACGCTCATCTTCAGTTGGAATGATAAGGAAAATCATGGACAACGAACTTTACTGTCCGATGAAGATGACCAGCAATCCGCTCGGTCGGTGCGTCTGCGAGAAAGAAAAGTGCGCTTGGTGGCGACAGTTGGACAACTGCTGTTCCGTCTGGTGGATTGCAACCGAGCTAGATAAAATCGAAACGAAAATGAAGAGGTGATAACTATTGGCAACACCCCCGAAGCGTGGTCGTGGCAGACCGCCGCTGACCGAAGCGGAAAAGAAAAAGCGTGAGAAGCGGGCGCAAAAGGCGAAAGAAGAAGCCGCTGCGAAGCGTGAGAAAGAGCGAGAGAAGAAGAAACAGCAGATGCTTAACAAGCGGAAATCTATCCGCTCACAGGTGAGTAAAAAGGTGAAAGAACAACAGGAGTTAGCAATCACGAGGTCTAAGATGCTGAATACAGGCGATTTGCAGTCGAGAATCGGTGGTGAAGAGGACAAGAAAGTCATCGGAATGATTGCAGCCAAGTATTTTGGCGACCTTCCAAGCGTGGACATGAACAACCCGATTGAGGTGCAACAACGCCTTGACTTCTTCTTTGACGCTTGCATCGAAGCCAGAATTTCCCCTGTGGTGGAATGGATTGCACTGGTGCTGGGCATCGAATGGGTGAGCCTGAAGCAGATTATGGCGGGCAAGCGCCGTGACGACAGCTTGCAGCAGAAGTACATCCTCAAGCTGATTTTGCAAATGCAGTCCATGTGGGCGTACAACGGTATGTATGGTCAGGAGAACCCGGCAGAGTGGATTTTCCGAGCCAAGAACTATTTTGGTATGCGTGACAACGTGGAAGTCACCGTTGCACCGCCTGAACAGCCGTTGGGCGATGCCCAAAGCGCAGAGCAGTTGGCTCAGAAGTATCAGACGGCTTTGCCGAAAGAAATTGACGTGGAGTACAGAGAGGTGGCAGAAGAGGTGGTCGAGGATGACTAACGGCGATTTTATCCGCTCTATGACGGACGAAGATATTACAGAAAACTTTACGCGGGGTATCTGCGAGCTTATCAAACATCGTGACCCGGAGCGTTGCCAGAACCGTGAGCATTGCTTTCATTGCGTCAAGGACTGGCTTAAAGAAAAGAACAAAATCATGGTGAGGGCTGACAAATGGAAACTTTGATTGACTTTTCCGACCCCTGCCTACGCACGTTCCTGCCTGTCCTCTTGCAAGACCACACGACAGGCAAAAACATCATCTGGGCGACAGACCCGCCGCCTGAACTGGGCGTGGGCTTTGCGGATGAAATCACACTGGAGCAGCTAGACAAGGTTCAGCTTGTCCCTCGTGTGCAAAAACGTCTTGCAGACCAGAAGAAGCGAACCAGAAAGAAAGCAGAGGTGTTTACGCCGACTTGGGTTTGCAAGAAGATGACAGACGTTGCCGAAAACGACCTGAAAGGCGAGGAATGGAAGGAGTACATCAACAAAACCTGCCTTGAAGTCACCTGTGGAGAAGCGCCGTTCCTGACAAGTCGATATGATACCACAACAGGGCAGATGATTGCCGTGCCGGACAGAATCGGTCTGCTGGATAGGAAGCTGAATGTTCTGGCAGAGCAGTCCTCTGACTACGATATGTGGATATGCTGGGCATACGCATCGACATACGGCTATGAGTGGCAGGGAGACAATCTCTTGCTGGCAAGGTGCAACTTGTTCCTGACGCTGATCGAAAATTTTAGGTATCGGTTTGATGCTAAAAAGCTGGAAATCGGCAGTATGCCTATGTTTCTTGACTGTATCGCAGACATTATCTCATGGAATGTCTGGCAGATGGATGGACTAAAAAAGACCGTGCCTGGCACGGACATTCCGTGCAAAATCAAAGACTGGAAAGCGGACAAAGAAATCCTGTTTAAGGATATTGGGGAGGATAAATAAAAAATGAAATCAGTTTTATTAAGCATCAACCCAAGTTGGTGCAATCTTATTTTTCTCGGCATAAAAACTCTTGAAATACGGAAAACGAAGCCAAATATGGGTGATGAACCTTTCAAATGTTATGTTTATTGCACAAAAACCAAAACCGGATGGTTCAAAGAGTGCGATGGGTACTTGGAACAATTGGACGGAAAAGTTATTGGAGAGTTTACTTGCAATCATCTGTACGAAATCACGCCAGAATCGGATTGCTTGCCAGAAGGATTTGAAGAGATGTCCGGTCTTAGAAAAAAAGAAATTTTGGATTATGTCGGAAGGAAAGGCTGGGCATGGAGCATTTCCAATGTGAAAATGTATGAACATCCAAAATTTTTGTTTGAGTTTACTCATTATTGCATTCTCATGGGAAACAGAGGAGTTTGCGATTTTAATAAAGTGAGATGTAATTGTCAAGTAGAAGAATGGGGCGAAACGAATAGACGTTTTTGTAATAAGTGCTTAAAGCGCCCGCCCCAAAGCTGGTGTTATGTGGAAGGATGATAATATGCAAACCGACAGAGGAATCTACCACAAGCGAGTATGCGACCGCTGCGGAGCGGTGCAGGGCGGTAGAATGATGAACCCTGACGAATACTTCAAGGACTGGGCGTGGCGCAGGGACACAGGCGACTTGTGCCCGGAGTGCTATGTGGAGTATAAGCGAGTAATCGGGCGGTTCAACAGGGGAAAGAGAGGGCAGAGAAGATGAAAAATTGCGCTCTTTATAGATGCAAACAGTGCTTTGCAACCATGACGGACGAAGGCGATGTCAGAATCGACAAAGACATTGTTGATTGGATGTTTGAAAATGAAATGAAAGAAAGCAAAATTGGATTTATCGCAAAATTCAAAATAAGCGATAAAGTCCTCATTCATCGTTGCTCCAATAACACCGTTGGATTGTGTGAATTTATCGGATGGAAGGAGACGGAGGAATGAACTTCTACTGCACCACCGAACATTGCTCTTGCATGGGCATCAAGCAGTTCTCTGCTGGAAAGGCTGTTCGATGCACAGCAGAATCCTGCAAGAACAAATCTGAGCCGTCCTGTGGCTCTTGCAAATGGTACGCAGAACCTGAGGACGTGTGTGTGAACGACCAGTCAGAACACGTTGCAGACTTCGTGTGGGACGAACGTGGATGCAAGGAATGGGAGAAAAAAGAGAATGAGTAATCTTGGAAATGCGTTGATTGTGGTTTTAGCTTCTTTTCTGGTTGGAACATTTATATGTGGGATAGCATATCTCATTGAAAAAATTTTGATATGGGATATATTTTTGAACGAAATTTCCGATGAAAAGATAAAGCTTCTTGCGGATGTAATTCTCCACATTTTTACTTTTTCGATTGGATTTGTGGTCTTATATACGATGTACAAGGCAGGGGTATAAAAATGGCTAACACCCTCTGGCATCCAGCAAGCGAACAGCCACGAGAACGAACGCAGCCTTTGTTGCTTGCGACTAAGACAACGTGGCGTGATAAAGATGGAAAAATGTTGCAAGGAATCTCACCGACAGCGTACTTTCTTGGCTGTTACGCAGACGGTCAGTTCTGGGATGAGATAGGCGAGAGATTGCCGAAAGATGTAACGGTGACGCATTGGATGGCGTTTCCGATGGTATAGGAGGACAATATGAGCGAAAGCAAAGTGATTTGGCACTCCATTGAAAAAGAAGGGCTTCCACCTAGCGATTGCGATGCGGTGCTTGTTTCTATGCAAACCCTTATTGGAGACAAACCAGAAGTATTTGAGGCGGTTTGGAATGGTCGATGCTGGACTGATACCTACGAAGGCTACTACAATTTCGAGAAAAGCGAGTTTGGCGAAAAGTACGCACAAGTGACGCACTGGGCGTATATGCCAGAACCACCAAAGGAGGCTTGAGTATGACGAACAAAAAGTTTGGCATCATCGTTATGGACTTGAGCCTTTTTGATTTCGGGCCGAAGCCGCCTTGCGGGTGCATCAAGTCAAAACATATCCGCCCAGTATACGGAAAAGGCGCAAGGCCTGTCAAGGTGCATAAGAGAATCACGAGAACGAGAGAGGGATTTAGAAAGTGAAAAAGCTTAAATTTCCTGAAGATTTCTTTGCATACGACAACCCGGACTGCCCCGACAAGGACATTGAAAAAGCCGTGAACAGGATGAAGAACTGGATGAAGGGCGAGACCTACAAGAGCAATCCTTGGTTCTTTATGGCTGCTGGTAACTATCTGATTGTCGGCCTGATTGCTGAGGATGGGCAGAAAACAATCTACGTTGCACGGCAGTATTATGAGATAGTCAATATTCCGGGCGAAGGTTGGCTGCGTGAGTCTGACGCTAAGTGCCTGTTTTAAGGAGAATTAAAGATGGAAGAACTTAAGAGATGTCCGTTCTGCGGTGGAGAAGTGGCTATTGCAGAAACAAGCTATGATTCCGAATTATGGATGTTCGTTACAAGAGGACATGGAAATAATAAGTGCAAGTGTCGAATTTTCATGGAGAGCAGAAGTTATACGCTTGATTCTCCTGAAAGCGAAAAAGCAAAAATCAAAACCGACCTTATCGAAGCATGGAACAAGCGCTACAAAGAGGATTAAGTATGGAGCAGGAACGCAAGCCGAGAACATCAATGATTCTTCTGTTGGAACACGTTCATGCGATGGACGAGCTGACAGACGAGGAATTTGGAGCATTCATCCGCAACTACGCACAGTATGTTGAGATTGGACTTGAGCCAGCATACGACAACGACCGTGCTATGCGGATGCTCTGGAAAGTTGTTAAGGCGTTCGATGATATGAATGCACAGAAAAGGCAGGATCGAATCGAGAAAAATAGACGGAGTGCAAATAAGCGTTGGAACGATGAAAAATGCAAGTGCATACAAACGCATACCAATGATGCAAACGCATACGCTGGTATGCAAAATATGCAAATGGATGCAAACGATGCCTTATCTGTATCTGATTCTGTATCTGAATCTGATAAAAAAGAAAAATGTGAAAAGAAAAATGCCAACGAAGTCAAACGTTTCAAAGCTCCGACTATCGAGCAAGCCAAAGAATACTTTTCCGAGAAGGGCTACATGGAAGCGGAAGCAGAGCGGTTTGTTGACCACTTCACGGCAAATGGCTGGAAAGTCGGCAAATCGCCTATGAAGGACTGGAAAGCTGCTGCACGGAACTGGATGCGTAACGTAAAGGACTGGAACGGTGGCTATCAGCAGACAATGGCTGAATTGCCTGACGAGGGAGACTTTCTGCGGTGAATATTGAAAATCAGACCCAATACATCCTGCTGGGAGCTGCCCTCACGTTCTCGGAATACGCTGATGTTTTGCAGGACTTGGAGATTGAAGACTTTTGCCCTGAACTGCAAAGCACATTCGCTGCCATTCGTGGCTATTGGGAACACAACAACAAGTGGAACCCGGTAGAAGTCATGGGGCAGTACGATGGCGATTGCAGAAAGGCTATGGGTGAATGTCTGGATGCCTTTGGTGCAGAGTTCATCCGCAACGTCACCCATGACATGATGCAGGGATGGGCTAGAATCGTCAAAGAACAGGCAGCATTGACCAGAGCCAGAGGGTTTGCATTCAAAATCGTTGATGGTTCGACCCGATACGCAGACTTGACTGGCATCTATGAGCAGCTAGGCGAAGCTATCAACCTTCACAGCGAGAGAAGTGATTTTATCCCGATGTGTGATGGCATAGACAATTACATCCGCAAGCTAGACGATAAACCGGAGTATATCAGCACAGGGCTTAAAGTGCTGGACAACAACTTGCATCTTGTGCCGGGCAACTTCGTTGTGATCGGCGGCAGACCGTCTGCCGGTAAAACTGCTCTATCCCTGCAACTTGCCTGTGAAATAGCCAAGAACGGACGCAAGGTGGCGTATTTCAGCTTAGAAACCGACCCTGATACCCTCTATGCTCGTATTATTGCAAACCAGCTAGGCGTACCGCTTCACACGGTCAAAAACAAGACTGTCAGCATTAACGAGCTTGACCGACTGGCAGCCATCAAGAAATATCCGCTGTTCGTCCGCTCTGCCGCTGGTAAGAGCGTTGGGTGGATTAGAACACAGTCCATCAGAATGCAAGCCAAAGTAGTTTTCATCGACTATTTGCAGCTTATCCATCAAGCCGGAGCAAAAGACCGATACAGTGCCGTCACAGAAATCAGCATGGCACTGCATGAGTTTGCACAGTCTACAGGAACGCTTGTGGTAGCACTTGCACAGCTCAATCGAGAGACAGCAAGAACAGGCATTCCACCGACTGCCGCAGACCTGCGAGAGAGCGGACAGATTGAACAGGACGCAGATGCAATCATTCTGCTGGCACAGAACGTGACCACAAAAAAGCGACCGGAGCAGCATTATCACTTTGCGCTTGAGAAGAACAAAGAGGGCAACGTAGGGTCACTGGACATCACGTTCCAGATGGAAACCCAGCAGTTCAAAGAGTGCGTGTGGATGTAACATCGCTTCTGCGCTCGCATCGTCACAGTAGAATAGGCAAGAAAAACAGATAACAGGGTCAGGACGATAAAGTTATCGTCTGAACCCTATAAATATTTTTCACTACACAAAATATAGGAGAAAAACAACTATGGCACTCACCAACATCGAACGTGAGACTATCATCAGCTTCAACGCAGCGGAAGATACCGCAGAAATCTACACGGCAGACCCGGTTTACATTCGCAAGCTGGACAAGCTCTGTGAGCAATTTCCCGATACATACAAGTTTATGGCGGAGCTGTCTGCCAAGCGGTGCAAGGAATCTAAGACCTATTCGATGCCGAAACGTCTTGTGAAGTTCCGCTCACCCATCACCCGCGAAATCAGCGAAGAGCAGCGTGAAGCACTGACAGAGCGTTTGCGTAAGGCAAGAGAAGCCAAGAATATCTAATCTTAGCTCGTGCGGCTACAAAACTACTGTATCAGAAAGCGTGGAATGGTGTCAGGTGGTAAAACTACCCTCTGCGACTATTCTATGCTTTTTTCTCTTGTTATTTATCAGGTGAAAACGGCAAGGTCTGGATTTGAGTAGGAGCCGTCTCGATCGAGCGGAGTTTGGGCTGATATGGCTGCGACTATCAGCGTGATGCGTTTGTATGCAAATGGATGCACTTGTATGCGTTTGCATCCAATCTTCCCCCCTTTCTTCCCCCTCTTTCCCCTACAACCCCTATTACCCCCTATAATCCCCCTAACTCCCCCCTCAAACAAATAAATTGTTTGAGGCCCCCACGCCGAAATGGCGCGACAACTGCGACAACTGAAACTGACAACCAAACGTCTTGCGAAAGGTTCTTTCCCCCTACAACCCTCTATCTCCAAAGCTATACCGTTAGCCGGCAGAGCAGACCGTAGGCAAGAACTGGCGTGAGGTTCGGACTGGTGGATGGTCTGCGACTATTTCACATGGAGAATGGACTTAATTTTGTTGTCGGTTGAATATGTACAAATGTTGCATTTGCTATTCCTAGCAGAATACTATGGATTGATTATAATACCATAGTTCATTACTGGGAATTAAATCGAGCAGGAGCAGACAGAATCGGATGGTACGATTTATTATACGAAATAATCCGTGATTATCGGGAGTAACTATATCTGTATACTATAATAAGTATGGTTATTATACAAAATAGATATAACTAGCGGAAGAATAAATTATGCGAAATTGGAACGAGAGGTGATTTTGGGAGTGGTCGGATGACTTAGCGACTATCGCACCTCTCTTTTCTTAAAAGGCGAACGACTATTTCACACAAAAAATACACAATTATTTGACGAAGGTTCGCAAGAAAACGCTACGACTATTACTCTACGACTATCAGTGAGCTGTTTGCTACTATACTATATATAGGACTTTCAAAAGCTAGTCGTCTGACGACTTTGCGACTATTCCACGATTATTTTATTGAAGAAACTACGACTATTGGCTACGACTATTCCGGCTGGAACGCTACGGCTATTGCTCGCCCTTATTAGATATCGGGCGAAAGCCCGAAAAGAGTTGCGGCGGTAGCCGCCAATGGTTCCGCGCCGCCCGTGCCAGGAAGAAAGCATAATGCTAGGCTAATGCCAGGCTAACCAGGTGCCAGGCTAATGCCAGGCGTGGGAAGCATCGAGACCCCGCCGGGCTGGCATGGTCTGCGATATGCTGCACTGTCTGGCATGGATCTATAACAGGGGCACACCGCTGCGCCCTTATATACCTTATTATAATAGGGCGGCTGTGCTGTCCTGTATAGCGTCCGGCGTGGCGTCTGGTATCTGGTATGTACTGGAGGTGCTGCGATGCTGTGATACGCTCCAGCGTGGCGCAAGCGGTATTATAGCCGCTTGTGTCGGTCTGGTGTCGCGGGCTGTTGAGCGGGCATAATTGCAGGAAAATCCCCTGTAAAGCCTTGTGCGCTGTTTTGTAGCGTGTGCGGTATAAAGCACGAACAGCACAAAACGCGCTGTAAACGCTTGTATGGGGCTGCACTGCAGCAGGGCAAAACAAAAGCCCTGCACCATTAGCAGATGCAAGGCAAAAGAAAAACCCGGCCATTTCTGACCGGGTGAAATGCTTCTTATTTTGACGCCTTAAACAGCGCCGAGAAAAACCAAAAAAAGAACAGGATACAAGAAAAAATCACTTGTCGCACCTCCATCAAACCACGCTAAAACGCTTGTATGTGGTGCGCTTGCTGCACTCTGCATAAATATCCGGGTGTGCTGCCTGTAAAAGCTTGCTATCAAGTCGGACGCTTTGCACATCCTTGTAAATGGCCTTTGCAGTGCCCTGCACCATTTCGGGTGCGCCGTGCATCATACAGATAATATCTGCTTTAATGCTTTCGTTCATTGCTTCCAGCTCTTCCAAAAGCCGCTTATTTTCGCGGTACTCGTTCACTTTTTCCTCGAATAACGTCATTTTTTAGCCCTCCATATAAAGATGCAGCGCGGAAGTTAACTTTTTGTATCGCTCAAAATCGGCTTGCGTTCCGCGTCCAAAGTTAAAAGCGCCTGTAATGCGTTCTTCGTCCCATATACTATAAGCACCGGCGTTAATAGCGGCTTTTACGCTGCCGCGATACTCTGCCGCAAGCTCCGGCTTGTAAATATCGATTGTCATTATTTGCCCACCCCCCCCCTTAGCTATTAAGGAATGCCAGCATAACCAGCGCACCGCTGACCATGCCGCCCACATACCAGAGGGCGGCCCACTGGGCAAAGTCAAGAGTAATCATTGTTTGAACCCCTTTTTAGTCAAATTCCGGCATTGCCAGAATGATTTTTTTGCACCGCTCAACGCTCAAGCGGTACGGCTTGGAGCGGGTCAAGTTGTCCGCTACAATCTGAGTGTATACCATCAACGGCAGCTCAAACAGCCCGGCACACTTTGGATACAGGCGCACGGCCTGATTGCGGATTTCGGCGTTAATTTCGTCCGTTCTTGTCATCGTTTAGCCCTCCTTATATTGCGGGATGTAGCCCAGCACCTTAACTTTTGCCGGGATGGTGTAATAAATTTGCCCACAATCGGGGCACCAAACAGCGTCATATTGTTTGCCATCATCGCCCAGTGCCTTGCACTCTACCTCACAGGTAAAGCGTTTTAGAGCGGTTTCTGTAAGCATTGCTGCCACATCTGCGGCGGGCTGTGCGTTAAATGCTGCCACTGCCTTTTCTGCGTCTGCCAGCGTATCAAATACGCCCAGTGTCCAGCCTGCACCCTCTAAGATGTAGTCTACCATATACAGGCCGCTGTCGCTGCACCAGAGCCACACAACGGGCTTGATGGTCATTCTGCGGTTGTTCTGGGCTGCATAGAGCTGGTTAAGTGTGCCAGTCATTAACGTGCCGTCCTCAAATGTGGCGGTATAGAGATCGCTGCACTTATAGGTCTCTTTCATGGTTTTGTCCTCCTGTTTTGGTGTTTCGTGATGTGGTTTGTAAATGTTTTCGTTTACATCCTTATTGTAAACTAATTCGTTTACAAAGTCAAGGGATTTTTGCAAAAAAGTAAATTTTTTCGTTTACTTTTTTTAAACACTGCACACTGTCCAAATCTGCACAGTTTCGGACACGCTGCCACGCCCTCCAGCCCCCCGCCGCCGTCACGATCTGCACGGCGTAGCCTGTCTGATATTGGGTGCAGACGGTGCAGCGTGCCCAGCGTCCGGACGTGTGTATCGTGCCTTGTGTGGTCTGCCTTGCTGCCTGTTGCGTGTTGTTGTTCCGGGCGCGCTGGAGTGGGCGGGGGTGCACCGGAGGGGTATACAGGGAACGCCGGGGGTGGGGGTGGGTCGATAGTCTCCGTAGAAAAAATTCAAAAAAGGCGTTTTTCGGGGTTCGTGTTGCCAACACCCACCCCACCCTTACAAAACGAAACCTATCTGATTGTGCAAGTCTCCAAAAATTCCGAAAAAAACAAAAAGACCCCTTACGGAGCCATTGAATGTGTTATACTGGCAAAGGAAAGGTGGAATTAAAAATGCAAACGTTCAGTGGAATCATGCTGCTTGCTGGATTTATTCTAAGTGTGTGTTGTATCGTCAATGCACTTAGAGGAAAAGGGAACAGTAAGTTCTGGTACGGGTCTATCGCTTGTTATATTTGCTTTGGTATATTCTACGGAATCTATCAAAAAGATGGCAGAGACTTTGGAATCGGCTGTACGCTGGCCTTTGTAGCATACGGCGTAAAGATTATCGGGAATCTCCTGAAGTCGATTGTTAAGCACGAAAAGTATTCAGCGAAGAAAGACTTGATTGCTTTAGTTGTGTGCTTAGTGCTAGTTGTTGTTGGCATGAATCTTCCGTATGACAAGGAGCTGGAAGCAGAACGCGCGGCGGCTTCCGAAGAAAAAGTAGCATCTGAAGCCTTAGCTGCATCTATCAAAGCAGCGGAAGAAGCAAAATCTGCATCCGCAGAGCAGCAAGCTGAAAGTGAATCCGTATCTGAAAGCCAGTCTGAGCCAGAAGTTGAGAGCGAACCTCAGCCCGAGAGTGAACCTATCCATGTTGAAACGGAAGAAGAATACAAAGCATCTTGCGGAACCGTAGGCTACAAGGATTTATGCCGCTACCCGGAAAAGTACGCTGGAACAAGAATTGTAATCAAGGCAAAGGTACAGCAGATTATGGATGCTTCTCTTTTCAGCAGCGACAAGGCATGGCGTGTTCAGGATAACGAAGATGGGTATGATATGTACCTTGGAAACGAATACTATGCTGTTGATAAAAGGGAGAGCGGCTCTGTAAAGATTCTTCAAGACGACATTGTTACAATCTACGGAGAATTTACCGGGACAGCTGAAGTCACAAGAGCATTGACAATGACAAAAGATGAAATCCCTCGCATTGAAGTCAAGTATGCAGACCTTGCAGAATAATCTATAACACAAAAAGCCAGTGGTTAGAGAACATCTAGCCGCTGGCTTTTCTTATGGGCTGTTTACTTTACAATTTCAGAGTGATAGGGATGATACTTAACATTGGGTAGGGGCATCCAATACTTTACATCGTGCATGATGCACTTGTTGTCCCGGAGCAGAACAGGCTTAATCTCGCCGTTCTCGTCCGGTTCAAAGGAAAGCTGACCGCTATCGACAACCTTTCCGTCACAAGCGATAACAGGCTCGTGGACGCACTCGCCGTAGTCAATGGTGCGCCAGAGTTTCAGCATGGTCTCGAAAGCGTAGTTGAGGTATTCCCCCATATCCTGAATCTTATCTGCGGTAAGCATAGTTATTCTCCTTTCACATGGGCATCTGGGTCTGGCCGTTTGTGACCTGAACCAACATAACGGAGTTCGCGCACGGTCTCCACTTCTTGATGTACTCGACAGCTTCATCAAACCGCTTCTTCGGCACGTTGTTTCTGCTGTTTACATTGAACCAGTCCTGAATGTCTCGGTTGCATTCCATGAACAGCTTTTGAGAGACGCTGCGGCTCTTGTAGGCCGGGCTGTCCATGCCGCCAAGAGCGTCGATAACTACCGTGTTCACGACACGCTTCAACACACGCTGCTGGTTGTAGTCGATGGTCATAGTGTTCTCAAGAGCGGAAATGCGCTGCTCCTGCTTCATGGTGCGCTGGTCAATCACAAGGATTGCTTGCAGCTCCTTAGAAAGCCCTGCGAACTGGTTGACAGACACATTCTTCTCAAGGTCGATCAGCTTCTGGCGAATTTCCATGCCCTCAGGTGTCCGCTGAATCATTGCAATGTGCTTTGCCATGTCCAGAGTGATAATATGGTCGGTTCTGGGCTTTCCAGCGAGCCCATCAGACCTATTGCTCAAAAATGAGCCATAGTCTTTTCCGTCAACAAAACCATACTCGCACATACGAGGGAACCAATCTTTGTATGCGGTCTTGATTTTGAGCCGCTCGTGCAGCTCACGACCAAGCACAACCTTTTCGCCGGTGTCAGTGTCGTACACTGGGATAACATCTTCAGAGAAGATTCGGATGTTTTCAAGAGTATTATTCATAGAAATTTGACCTTTCTATCTTGCGAGAGCAGGCCATCTCTGGTATAATAACCCAAAGAGGGTCTATACTCTCTGAGTGGTTCATGATACGTTCGCTAAAGTTTGCCGACCTGAGCGAGCGTATCATTTTTCGTTTTCATCGGTCTCCGGGATGGGATGCACCTCAAAGAACGTGTCACGGATGGCTGCGGCCTGTGCGACCTTGTGTTCGGTGCAATAGGCTTTCAGCCACTGGAACTGCCGTTCGGTCAGCGCAACAGTGAACGTGTGATTGTGGCGTTCGAGATAAGGACTGTACATAAACTCACCTCCCTTCATGTGGGTGCAACCAGTATACGCAATATGTTGTGGCTTGTCAATTACGCAAACGCTTAATGTAGTACTGGTATCTGTACAAAATCTAAAAGTTTGTAGATTTGCACAAAATTCAGCCCTTGTTTTTGGCTGCTCCCGCTTCGTACCCTGCCCGGTAGTTCAGTTCGGACAGCTTACCCAGCGCTTCTGCGTACTCCCTGTCCTCTCTGGTCGGCTCTTTTCCGTGTGCGAGGGTTTTCAGAAATTCTTCGGTTTTTGTTGGAAAGTTCATGTTTTTTCTCCTAACTCTTGCGGAGAGCAGCCCTTTTTGGTATAATAGATTCCGAAAAGGGAGACTGCCCCCTTGGTGGTTGCAGGTTCTCGTTTCGTGATGTGGATAAGCTATCAGTGGCTTCGTGGTGGTTGCGGCTGGTAGCTTATTTTTTATGCCTTGATGTTCTCAACGTAAGATGCTACCCACTCGATACCCATGCGGATAACATCGACCTTTGAGATGTTCAATGCCTTTGCGCTGCTTTCCATGCTTGCGATCTGGCTCTCAGTAAGCCGGGTGCTTATCATGCGCAGCTTATCACGTTCCGAGGTTTCTGCTCGTCTTGTCAAGCCTATCACCTCGCTTTCGCTGGAACAAGTATAAAGCGTGAAAATATGCTTGTCAATACCCAAAGTTTTACGGAAATGAAGTTTGGAAGAATTACTCCTTATTATAGAAAATTTTCTACATGATTGTGATTAACTAAGTAAACACCCTTATACTACTCTAGTATGTATAAATACATACTAGAGTATATTTATATATAATACACTCTCAGACCGCTTCGATTTTAAATCCCTTCTTGACAAAGTAAATCTTTTCGTTTACAATGGTGACGAAAGGGGCGGTAAAAATGGACGAGCAGGAAAAGGTTACTAAAAAGAAAAAAGAGAAAATTGTCACTAATGGGGCTGAAATCGTAAAGGACGTAATGAAGCGTCAGGACATTACGATAGTTAGGCTTGGGGAAATTTCTGGTCTTGGGTCGAGACAAGCAGTGTATCAAAGGCTAAAAGATGGAAGTTTGAACCTTTCTACGTTTTTTAGGCTTTTGAACTCAATGAATTACCGCATTGTTGTCGAGCCGGACATGGGCGATATTGGAGATAAGGCATATATTGTCGAGGGGACAGTCGTTGAAAAGGACGGTGAACCTGAATGATTTACGGTTACGCTCGTGTCAGTTCCGCTGGACAGGCGATTGATGGCAACAGCCTTGAAGCCCAGTCGGAACTTCTGAAAGCCAACGGCGCACAGAAAATCTTTTCGGATGTTTACACCGGCACGAAGCTGCATCGCCCGGAACTTGATAAGCTGATGGATGAAATTCATCCGGGAGACACGCTGATCGTGACGAAGCTTGACCGTATTGCTCGTTCCGTGAAGGGCGGTATTGAAATTATTGACAGCTTGCTTGCAAAAGACGTGTCCGTGAACATTCTGAACATGGGCGTGATGAATAACACGCCTACCGGCAAACTGATTCGCACGGTGATGCTTGCCTTTGCAGAGTTTGAGCGTGACATGATTGTTGAACGCACCAGAGAGGGCAAGAAGATTGCCAGTCAGCGCCCTGATTACAGGGAAGGCCGCAAACCCACCGAGTATGATCGAAACCTTTTTGACGTTCTCCATGAGCAGGTGGAGAAGCGCATTCTCACGGTCACGGATGCCGCCAAGCAGCTTGGCGTGACCCGCCAGACATGGTATCGGATTGCTGAACAGAACAGGTGACATTGTTCGAAACCTAGAATAAAACTGAATGAGAAAGGAGAATACATTGAAAACGATTAAAGGAAAATATGCGTCCGCAAAGGTGTTCACGGACAATATTGAAGACAAAGCGTCTGAGCAGATTCTCATGCTCTGTAATCAGAGCTTTGTTGACGGATGCAAAATTCGCATTATGCCAGACGTTCATGCTGGTTCCGGGTGCGTAATTGGGTTTACGGCAAACTTGGGCAAGAAGGTCATTCCGAATATTGTCGGCGTGGACATCGGTTGCGGAATGCTTGTCGCTGAACTCGGTATTGAACACATCGACCCGAAAAAGTTAGATAAAGTAATCAGAGAACGAGTTCCGGCGGGGATGAATGTTCACGAATCGCAGAAAATGTCAGATTCTTTCCTTAGCCAGCTTGACTGCAAAGATAGCCTACATAATGTTGATTGGATTCTTCGCAGCATGGGCACTTTGGGCGGCGGCAATCATTTTATCGAGCTGGACGAAGATGAAGAAAAAAACCAGTATCTTGTTATCCATACTGGAAGCCGAAATCTCGGAAAGCAAGTTGCAGAGTATCATCAAAACGTAGCCATCTCAAATATCAAAGGAAAGAACAAAAGAAAAGAAGCTACGGAACGTCTGATTGCGGAACTGAAAGCGCAGGGTCGTGAGCAGGAAATATCGCAAAGAATCAAAGAGCTTGACGTTTGGTTTCCCGATATTCCGAATGAGCTTTGCTATCTTGAAGATGAAGAACGCGATTCTTACCTTAACGATATGCGGATTTGTCAGGCTTTTGCGAGGATGAATCGAGCGAGAATTATGCACACCATTTTAGACGGTGTTGGAATCAATTCTATGCTAACCCATGCGTCTTTCTTTGAAACTGTTCATAACTATATTGATGAAACAGACGATATTATCCGAAAAGGTTCTGTATCTGCTAGAAAAGGAGAAAAGCTAATTATCCCCCTTAATATGCGAGACGGAAGTCTCATTTGCGTTGGCAAGGGCAATCCTGATTGGAATTTCTCCGCTCCTCATGGAGCGGGCAGACTATATAGCAGAACGGCAGCTAAAAAAGCATTCAGCGTTGAGGAATACCAAAAGCAGATGAACGGAATTTATACCACGTCAGCCGATGAATCTACGTTGGATGAATGCCCAATGGCCTATAAGCCAGCGCAGGAAATTATCAACGCAATCTCTCCAACCGTTGATATTGTAAAGCACATTAAGCCGATTTATAATTTCAAAGCCGGAGAATAAAACCGAATATTTGATTTGTGCAGTTGTAGGCACTCTTTACATTTTCAGGTAGGGGGTGCCTATTTTTTATGCAGCCAAAGCAGTGTATCGCCATCATTGATAGCATCAAAGCGTATGCAAAGCAGAATCCGACCGAAGCACAGGTCTATGAGGACTGGTTTCAGGCGGTGGTGAACCTGAGAGATGCCCTGCCACAAGACAAGCGGTTCGATGCCTACAAATACTCTGGTGAGTTGCGCTCTGTCTGTGCAGCCATGATGGGCAAGATGAAAACAGGCGAGGATGTGGCGAAGGTCTATGACATTATCGGTCGGACGTACCTGTTTGAAGCAAAGGATGTGTTCGACAGCTATTGCATCTACCTTGAATGGAATCGTGCGCCGGAGAAGAAGTTCTATCAGCCGAGACGCAGGGTTCTGAAAGTGCTGGCAGATGACCTTGAGGACTTGTTTTATAAGCGGATTGACTTCTTGGGAGTTAGCTTGCCCGCTCGCGTAGGAAAATCGACGCTATGCATTTTTTTTATCACATGGCTGATGGGCAATCGTCCTGACGTTGCATCGGTCATGAGCGGACATTCTGACAAGCTGACCAACGGCTTCTACGGCGAAGTGCTGTCCATCATCACTGACCCTGTGACCTACAACTGGGGCAAAATCTTCCCTGACGTTCAGCTTGTGGACAAAAGTGCAAAGGACGAAAGCGTTGACCTGAACCGAAAGAAACGCTTCCCCACTCTGACCTGTCGTTCCATCGGCGGCACGCTAACTGGTGCTGTTGAAATTGGAGAAGGCGGCGTTCTGTACAGTGATGACTTGATCGAGGACTTGGAAGAAAGCCTGAACGTTGAGCGTCTAAACAACAAGTACGATGCCTACCTTAACCAGTTGAAAGACCGTAAAAAGCAGGGCGCATTAGAATTGATGGTCGGCACACGTTGGAACGTTCTTGACCCTCTGGGGCGCATCCAGAACCAGTACGCAGACAACCCTAAATACAGATTTCGGGTGATTCCTGCGGTGGACGAGAACGGACACAGCAACTTCAACTATGACTACGGCGTGGGATTTGACGATGCCTACTATGCCGACATGAAAGCCAGCATTGACGATGCAACATGGTGGGCAAAGTATATGGGCAAGCCCTATGTGCGTGAAGGTCTGCTGTTCCCTGCCGATGAACTGCGATACTTCAACGGCGTTCTGCCTGATGGTGAGCCTGATCGTAAGCTCATGGTCATGGATATTGCATGGGGTGGCGGGGACTTCACCGCCTGTCCTATTGCTTATGTGTACGGCGATGCTGTGTTCATCCCCGACCTTGTGTTCAATAACGGCGACAAGACCGTGACCAGACCGGAAGTCGTGGGCAAAATCATTCAGCATAAAATCAACGTGGTGCGCGGCGAAGCCAACAACGGAGGTGACGAATATTGCGACGTAGTAGACAGCCAGCTCCGGCAGCAGGGCTATCACTGCTCTGTCCGTAGCCAGCGCGCACCCAGCGGCCAAAGCAAGTTGTCCAGAATCATCCAGTATGCGCCGGACATTAAACGGTTCTACTTCCTTGATGAGAAACACCAGTCGAAAGAGTACAAGGCGTTCATGGAACAGGTGACGATGTTCACACAGCTTGGCAAAGTTCCGCACGATGATGCACCGGACAGCTTGGCACAGCTTGCCGATGAATTGTATAACGGAATCAGTAAAATTGAGCCTGTCAAGAGGCCTTTTTGATTAAAAACACAATATATTGTGTTTGCTGGGTCTATTTATTTGATTTCACCACTTGACAAGGCTTATAATGTACGCAGGAAGTTTTGCAGCTTCCCTTAAAGGAATAGCTTGCACGCGGGGTTTTGTCATTTTACTCGCGTGCGTGTCAACAAGCATATTCCTCCTTTCACCGGTGGAGGTTTTCTCACTCTTTCGCCTTCACCGGACTTTATATGTTGCGTTTCCAATTGTAAGGGGAATGCCAGCCTGCCTCCCCCACGGCTGGCAAGCAACGGTTCGATTCCGTTACGCAGCACAACCAACCACCTAGCTTTGCATGGACTTATTCTCCAAAACCTCCACCGCTACTCCCGGCTCTCGATGCAATGGTTAGACATGACATTGCAAAGAGCAGCGGTTAACCAATCAAGCCGGGTTTCTATGCTGCATTAGCTCAGTCAGGCTAGAGCATCCGGCTCATAACCGGACATACATTGGTTCAAATCCATTATGCAGTACCAAAATTGCAGCTGACCCGTTGACTGTCCGTCAAACTGAATGTAAAGGCTGCAATGGTTTTCTTCGGGCGAAGAATAGCACGGCTGGAAGTGCGAACAGTTTCCCAGTAGCTTCTGACAGGTCTGTGCTCAACAGCCTGTTTCCAGAAATCCAACGAAAGGAGCGCCCATGCTAGTTAGAATCTGTTGCCCTTGTATCAGACAGAATCCCATCTATAAGAACGTCCGCTGCAACCGCTATCTTGGCGAAGTGGACGGACGATACCATTTTAAGTGTGACAGATGCAAGGGCGTTATCGAAGGAGACACAAGGGAAGGATGGGTGAAAATCATTCATCCACCAGAAAAGTGAATGGCTTTTGAAGCGCAGTTTTGGCGCAGTGAGATAGACCTTAACAGGTTTGTCTTGCTGCGCTTTTTATTTTGCAGGAAAGGAGGAAAACATGGCTGAGTATCAGATGGTCGTTGGCGGCTTTTTGAATGAGCCGTTGACCGGACGCAGACCGATTGAAACGCCGGAGACGGAAATCAATGAAGCGAACGTGCTGAAAGTGGTCACGGGCAAGGCAGAGCCTATTCATCTGCTGAATAAGAACGAGATTCGCTTTCTGCACAACTACTACTTGGGCAATCAGCCTGTCCTCCAGCGCACGAAGGAGTACCACGCTGAAATCACCAATCGCATTGTAGAGAACCACGCCAATGAGTGCGTGGGCTTCTACACAGGCTACATGAGCGGCACTCCCTGCTCTTATGTGCGGTCTGAAACGGCAACAGGTGATGGCGAGGAAATCGCCCGCCTGTCCAATGCTTTGCAGTATGAGGGCAAGGATGCGCTTGATCGGCGGCTCTGGCAGTGGATGTTGGAGTGCGGACAGGGATATCGCATTGTTCTCCCTGACAAGGGGTACAACGGCAATTACCCGGACGAAACGCCCCTGCTGGTAGACGTTCCCGACCCGGATATGGCGTATGTGATTTACAACTCCGGCATTGGCCACAAGCCCATCGCCAACGTTCTGCACATCCCACGCAATTATCAGAATGACCTAAACGACCTGATTTGCGTGTATACGCCAAACCAGTACTTTGAAATCGACAACGGCAAGGTTACAAAGTCTGAGAGCCATTCTCTCGGAATGTTGCCGATGGTCGAATACAAGCTGAACCCGGAGCGTATGGGTCTATTTGAACCGGCTATCCCTGTGCTGGATGCCATCAATCTTTTGGAGAGCAATCGTCTCGATGGCGTAGAGCAGTTCATCCAATCCATCATGGTCTTTATTAACTGTCTTGTTGATAAAGAAGCATTGGAAGCTGTCAAGGCTATGGGCGCAATGTCAATCAAGTCTACTTCTGGACTTGCTGCCGATGTAAAACAGCTTGCAAACGAGCTGAACCAGCAACAAACGCAGATTTTGATTGATTCCATGCTGAACGTGTATCGCAGTCTGACTGCTATGCCTAGTGCCACTGGCAGCGAGAACGCAACGTCCGACAACGTGGGTGCGGTCATCGTCCGCAATGGCTGGAATCACACCGAAGCAAGGGCGCAGCAGTACGAGAATATGTTCAAGTACGCTGAACGACAGAGCCTGTCTGTGATGCTGAAAATCCTGCGTGATACAGCTGGTTCTAAGCTGATGGCAAGTGACATCAACATCAAACTGCCCCGCCGTCAGTATGACAACCAGCAGAGTAAGGTTCAGATTTTTGCACAGATGTTGCAGCAGACCATTGACCCGCAGTTGGCGTTCACTACGCCCGGTCTGTTCCCTGACCCGCAGGCTGCTTACGAAATGAGCAAGCCCTTCCTGATTGCCGCTGGCAAGCTGGGAGAGGATGGAAAGGCGCCGAAACCGCAGGAACAGCCTAAACAGGACATCACCGACACAAATGCCGGGAACACGGTTGATAAACAGCCAAACAATGCGGATGGAGAAAAAGATAATGCGTGATTTTTGGAAACAGTTGTTTTGCAAACATGACTATACGCTTTCTCGTTGGCATTGGACGCACGGTATCAACGGAGACGAACCACGCGAAATGGAGTGCGAGTATATCTGCACGAAATGTGGAAAATTCAAATGGACGCACCCTGACCGGAATTCGGCGCGAGAAAAATCTATTTTGGACAGCGGCATTGAGCCGTACAAAAGAATTTACCCAAAGGAATAAAGAATCACCCCGAATCTTTGGGCTGATATATTCCGGCAGGGAAGCCGGGATACAAATTTCGCAGCGTTGCAGGGAAGCAACGGTAAAAAAACGCAGGAGGAAATTAACGATATGAAACTCAATGTGTTGCTTGGTGATGCCTACAAAGAGGGCATGACCGCCGATGAAATCATTTCTGCGCTTGAAAAGGTTGCAGACCCTAGCGCAGAGGTGGAGAAGCTGCGTAACGCCGTGACGAAAGCCAACGGCGAAGCTGCTGAGTACAAGAAGCAGCTCAAGGCAAAGCGCACCGATGACGAGAATGCTGCACAGGAACAGGCTGACAAGCTGGCAGAGATGCAGAAGCAGATTGAAGCCCTGACTGCCGACAAGGAGAACCTTGTCAAGGAAAAGACCCTTGCATCTTACCGGGAGAAGTTCGTTGCACAGGGTTATGACGCTGAACTTGCCAACAAGGCTGCATCTGCACTGGCTGACGGTGACATGGACAAGGTGTTTAAGTTCCAGTCGGAGTTTATGACCGCTCACGACACCGCATACAAGGCTTCTCTGCTGAAGGATATGCCCACACCTCCGGGTGCGGATGGCAAGGGCGGCTCTGACAGTGAAGGTGTGGCGTTTGCTAAGAGCCTTGCACAGCAGAACGCAAATACTTCTAAGGCATCGAGTGACGCAATGAGTGCTTTTCATTAACAAGGAGGAAAACATGAAGTTTACCCGAAACACGGTCAACGGAATCAACGATACTATCCTTGCTTCCAATGACTACACCGCCATCCCCTTTACCGTGACCGAAACTGCTGCGGTTAAGGCTGGCTATCCCATGACGCTGGCTGGTAAGAAAGCTGTTGCTGCTGGCGAGACTGGTTCTAAGACCATCAACGCTGACGGCATCCTGCTGTATGACGTTGACCCGGCAGAGAACCCCAATGCTTCCCTGCTGATTCGTGGCGTTATCGACACCAAGAAGGCCGCGGCAAGTTCCGGCTTCACCTTTGACGCTGACGCAATCAAGGCACTCAAGACCGCCGTTCCCGGCATTTTCTGCCGTGACAACATCAGCGTGAACGCTTAATAGGAGGTAAAACAACATGGCACTGAATCTTAAGGAAGTCTTTGCCCCGGCTGCGATTGCCGCCTATTGGACGAATGACCCCACCAATGCGATGCCGTTCGCATCTGACGCACTGTTCCCTGCAAAGAAGAAGGCTGGTCTTGACCTGAAGTGGCTGCGCGGTCACAAGGGCGTTGGCGTTTCTCTGATGCCCAGCGCATTTGATGCAAAGGCTACTTTCCGCACCCGCGAGGGCTTCAAGTTCGATGAAACTGAGATGCCGTTCTTCCGTGAGGGCTACCATCTGGGCGAGAAAGACCGTCAGGAAATCCTGCGTGTTCTGGACAGCAATGACCCCTATGCCCGTGATGTGATGAACCGTCTGTACGATGACACCGCACAGCTTATCACTGGCGCTCGTATCGTTCCTGAGCGCATGATCTGGCAGCTGCTGGCTCCCAGCAATGGCGTTCCTGGCATTACCATCAAGGCAAACGGTGTGAACTACACCTACAACTACGACCCAGACGGCACTTGGAAGTCTACCAACTACAAGGAAGTCTCTGCCGCAAAGTCCAAGTGGAACGTCACCACAGCTACCCCCATTGCAGACCTGAATGCCGCAAAGGACGCTGTTCTGGCAAGCGTGGGCGAGGTCGTGACTGAGGTGTACATGAACACCGCCACCTTCCGCAACATGATTGCTGCGGACGAGGTGAAGAATCGGTTTATGACCGTCACCGCAAAGGCGAACGCCGTTCTGCTGGATGCCGAAGCACGGCAGATTATCGAATCTGCAACCGGTCTGACCATCCATCTGTACGACAAGATGTTCAAGGCAGACCAGTACAGTGCAAGCGAGAAGTATCTGCCCGATGGCATGGTGGTGGTCGCTCCCTCTGGCGCTCTGGGTAGCACTTGGTACGGCACTACTCCGGAGGAAGCCGATCTGCTGTCTGGCCAGTCTGGTGCATCCGTGTCCATCGTGAACACCGGCGTTGCCATCACCACTGAGCTGACCATTCATCCGGTCAACGCCAACGTCTATGCTTCCGAAATCGTCCTGCCGTCCTTTGAGCGCATGGACGCTGTGTACTGCATCAAGGCTTACTAAGGCGAAAGGAGGAAAGCAGCATGGGAGATCAGTATTCCGAAGCGGCAGTCAAGTTGGGGCAGTACATTGCCCCTGCACTTGACCGTGAAATCACGGACGAGGACTACCCACTCTTCGACCTGCTGCTTGATTTCGCCAAAGACAAGATATTTGCGCAGGGCTACCCTTTCGGTAACAGACCGGACGAGCTGCCCTCGCAGTATCAGTCGTTGCAGATACGCATTGCAGCGGAACTGTACAACCACATCGGCGCAAACGGACAGACGAGCTACACCAACAACGGCATTACTCGTGTTTGGGAAAGTTCCGATGTGGCACAGTCCCTGCTTAATGAAGTAGTTCCGAGAGTAGGTGTTATCGGCTGATGTTCAATGGTAGCCCACTGGATAAGCGCCCGCTGTGGTATTCAAACCCTGTTGGCGAGAAAACGCCTGTTGTGGACGAGTGGGGAAACGAGACTGGCGAAACATCGCAGACGTGGAGTACCCCCGCAAAACTGATGCTGAATGTCAGCCCTCCTACTGGTTCTGCGGAAGCAAGCCCTTTTGGAGCGTTCACGGATTACAGCTACGTTGTCAGTTCGTCCAGCAAAAAGCGCAATACCCCACTTTACGAAGGTACACGCGTCTGGTTTCAGACAGACGTTTCAAAGCCCTTCAATTACATTGTGGTCAAGGTCGCAGAGCATATCACGGATACGAAGTATGCGCTGAAAGAGGTGGCTGCAAGTGAAAATTAAAGTGAGGTTGAGTGATGCCGGACTTCGTGATGCGGAACGTCAGATACAGGAGTACAAGACCACCCTGAACAAAAAGGCTAAAGCACTTGCTTTTCGCCTTTCGTGGTTAGGTCTTGAAGTTGCAAAGATACGTTTTGCTAATGCGGAATACGCTGGCTCCAATGACGTGAAATGCCATATCAACCAAAAAGACAAGACCTGCACCATCATTGCAGAGGGCAAATCAGTTGCTTTTATCGAGTTTGGCACTGGTGCACACCACAACGGATATGGCGGTGAGCTGCCGCCCGGCGTTGGTGCGCATGGCTCCTACGGAAAAGGGCAAGGCGCAAACCGCAGATGGTACTACTACGGCGAATCTGGTAATGCCGGTACGCCTGTCAAACAGGTGGATGGTAAAGGCCAGTTGAATTACACCGATGGTAACGAACCAGCTATGGCTATGTGGGGAGCTGTTGAAGAAATGGCTTCTCAAGTCGAAGCAACGTGGAGGGAGGTTTGGAATAGTTGATTGATTATTTCAATTCCATCTTCACGGCTGTTGCCAAGGAGCTGCGAAAGCAAGTCCCTGGCATTTTCGTCACCGGTGAAATCAATGACAGCAACGTCAAAAAGTTTCCGTGTGTGCAGATAGAGGAAAACAGCAATCTGCCTGTGCACATTGATTCTGCTGGGCACAGCAAGTACGCTGCCGTTTCCCTGCGTGTGCGGGTCTACTCCAATAAGGACACCGGGCGCATTGCAGAAGCACGTTCCATTGTTGGCATCGTGGATTCTGTTCTTGAACCGCTTAAATTTTATCGCAAATCGTTTGCCCCGTTGAATGGGCTGTACAACAATTCCGTCTATCGGATTGATTGCAGCTACGGGGCAACAATCGGAGAGGACGGAATGATTTACCGAAACTAAGGAGGTAAACATTCTATGAGTACTGCTATCTCCGGTCTGAATACCACCTTGTATTGTGGCGACAGCGCAACCGCTCTGACGAAGCTGTGCGACATCAAGGATGTGCCCGACCTGATCTCCGAGCCTAACCTTCTGGATGCCACCACCTTGTCTGACCCCATGCAGGTCAACATCTTTGGCATTATCCAGAGCGATACCAAATCTTTCACTGCCAACTACAACAAGGCTGACTATACGAAAGTCAAGGCAGCTGGCTATGATGAGACTTCCGAGAGCAATGCCGTGAAGTACTATGCCCTGAAAATGCAGGACGGCTCCGGCTTCACTTGGCAGGGTATGCATCAGGTTGGTCTGTCCGGCTTTGGCGTAGACGAGGTTGTGGAAATGACCATCAACTGCATCTTCACCAAGAAGCCTGAGTTCAGCGAGACCCTGACTGTCACTGGCGGCTAAACCGCAAAAATCGAATCAATCAAACCGGGCAGAACTGAACATCGGATTTGGTTCTGCCCCTATTTATAAAGGAGAGCATTTATTATGGCTGCAAAGGTTATCAATTTTCATTCCCCCGATGGCAAGAATACTTACGAGCTGACTTTCACCCGTGACAGCGTGGAAGCTACCGAACGTGCAGGCTTTCAGATTGGCCAGTACACCCAGATGACCAACCTGCTGTCCAATTCCCGCGCCCTGTTCTACGGCGCGTTTATCGCCCGGAATCGTGGCATCAAGCGTAAAGTCGTGGACGAAATGTTTGCCCATATCGACGAGAAGGAAGAGCTGATGGCTGCGCTGCTTGAGATGTTCATGGACGCTTCTAAGTCTCTGCTGGCAACTGATACTGAGGACAAGACCGCAAAAAACGCAACGTGGGAGATTGTGTAACCGCACAATCTCAGGAACCAGACGGAGAGAGAGATCCGTTCTCCTTCTCCAAGCTGTTCCACGATGTAGAAGCCTATTACATCTCCATCGGCATGACCTACGAGCAGTTCTGGCACGGTGATGTCTGGCTGGCTAAGGTATACCGTGACGCAGAGGAGCTGCGAGAACGCAGAGCCAATGCAGAAGCATGGAGAAACGGTTTTTACATGGCATCTGCGCTTTCCTCTACGGTTGGCAATATGTTCCGAAAGAAAGGGTCTAAGCCCATCAAGTACATGGATAGACCGATTCCCCTTACTCAAAAGGAGAAGGAAGAGTATGAATACCAACGTGCTGCAGAAGCACAGGAGCGCATTAAGCGCATGATGTTCTCCATGATGGAAAAGGATGGTGGTAGTGATGGCTGATGTTGATATTACAAGCTTATCCGTAGAAATTTCTGCGGAATCCAGCGGTGCAGAGCTTAATATCGACAAGCTCGCTACCGCCATTTCTAATTTGCGGACGAAAGGCAACGTCACAAAGGTTGTAAATAGCCTTGATAAGCTGGCTCGTTCCATTGCAACGCTTAAACAGGCATCGGCTGGAATGTCCGGGCTGGACAAAATCACCAGCTTTCTGAATGGACTTTCCAACGTAAACCCGACCGCAAGCGCAAAAAGCATCAACACGGTTGTGAACGCAATCAAGAAGATTCCTGCGGCTGTATCTGGCTTGAACGGCGTGGACTTTTACTCCATGTCTGGAAGCATTACTCAGCTCACTAACGCTTTGGCACCTCTGTCCATTCTGGACGCATCGAACCTTAAAGCTCTTGGCAGCGCTTTCAATGCGATCGGAAAGGTTCCTGACCTTACCGAAAAGCTGAAAGCGACAGACCTTGATTCTTTCGCAAGCTCTTGCCAGAAGATTTCTGCTGCCCTTACTCCCCTTGCATCTCAGCTTGACAAAGTAGGCAACGCCTTTGCAAAGCTCCCCCCGCAGTTGAACAAGGTTGTGACACAGGCGAACCGTGTGACCGCAGCCAATGAAAAGCAGCGCAAGAGCTATCTTAGCCTGTCCAATCAGATGAACGGCTTTATGCGAAACATGGCAAAGCTGGTTTCGTTGAAAGCTATCGCTGAGTATCTTGGCAACGCTGTTGCGAAGTTTAATGATTTCTACGAAGCAACAGACCTGTTCCATAATGCTATGGGCAATTTGAGCGGTGAAGCTGATACGCTCATTGGCAAGATGCAGGGTTTGCTTGGCGTTGACCCGACCAAAGCGATGACCTACATGGCTACCATCCAGAGCTTGGGTACTTCGTTTGGTCTGGCCAGCGATAAAGCGTATATCTTATCCAAGAACCTGACTCAGCTTGCCTATGACGAAGGCTCCTATTGGAACAAGGACGTTGCAGAGACCTTTACTGCAATGTCCTCCGCAATCTCTGGTGAGATTGAGCCTATTCGCCGTTTGGGCATCGACCTGTCTCAGGCGCGGTTACAGCAAGAGCTTCTTGCTTTGGGCTTTAACAAACAGGTATCTAGTCTGTCTCAGGCGGATAAGGCAGTTTTGCGTTACATTGCCATTATGAAGCAGACTGCCAACGTGCAGGGCAACCTTGCACAGACCATCCAGAGCCCTGCGAACCAGATTAAGATTCTGAAAGCGCAATTGGATATGCTGGCGAAGTCTGTTGGCTCTTTGCTCTACCCTGCCATGAAATCTATTCTTCCCCCGCTGATTGCCGCCGTTCAGCTCATTCGGGAGTTCGTTCAGTGGGTGGCAAAGCTGATGGGCGTGAAGGTCGTGTTCACCGATTTCACTAAGAGTGCTGGCAGCGTTGGCGGCATCGGTGACGCAATGGATGACACAACCGATTCGACAAAGAAAGCCGCCAAAGCTCTCAAGGACTACACGATGGGTTTTGATGAACTGAACATCATTGACCCAACACAAGGAAGCTCCGGCTCTGGCGGCGGTGCATCTGCCGGCAACATCTTGGGCGATGTAGACCTGTCCGGCTACGATATGTTCAAGCAATACAATGAAGAGTTTGCAAAGCAGATTGACGCCATTAAGCAAAAAATCAAAGATATGCTGCCAATTATCGGCGCTGTTACCGCTGCGCTCGCATTGTGGAAAATCGTCGATTTTCTGACGGATATTGCAACGGCAATTTCCAAAATGACAGATTTGCAAAAGCTGGCTCTCTCGATCGCAACAGTCGTTGTTGAAGCATCGTTAGTGTTCAGCTTTGCGAAGGGCTATGCATCTAGTGGGAATCCTCTCGAACTTTTAGGTGAAGTGGTATCTGCCGCATTTGGCTCTTTTGTTCTTTGGCGCACGATGGGAGCAGATGGCATTACGCTTGGCATGGGCATCGCTTTTGTTGCAAGCCTTGCCGGACTGACTTACGCTCTTGGCACTGGCGAAGCAAATCTTGGCGATGCAAGCACATGGATTCAATCCGCTTTAACTGCTGCTTTTGGTTCTATTGCTGGCATTACGTTGCTCACTAATCTTGGAGTAGCCACTGGTACAGCCGCAACACTTTCTATTGGTCTTGCCGGACTTATCACATTTGCGGGAATCACATTCTCTCTTGGCGAAAAGCTGAAAGAATTTCCGGTTCTTGATACCATCATTGCTGCTTTGATGGGAATTTTTGGCGGCGTTGCTGGTGCTGGCGTTGCATTGCTTGTTGGCGCAAGCCTTCCTGTTGCTGGAGCTGTTGCCGCTGCTGGTGTCGGTATTGGCCTTGTTCTTCACTGGGCTGGTATTAAATGGGGCACTAAAGAGAGCGGCGAAAAAACAGATGCTGCCGCAGAAGCCGACATTAAAATGTATTATGTCGAAAATGTTTTTGAGCAGCGCATTGAAGCCATCAAGCAAATTATCGTTACCAAGTGGAATGCGGCCATTGATTTTATGACTTCTCTTCCCGGAAAGGTTGGGAACATCATAAACAGCATTGGCGAGTGGTTCAGCTCTCTTCCTGAAAAAATCGGCCATGCCCTTGGCTTTGCCGTTGGCAAAATCGGGGAGTGGGTCGGAAACATGGTCGTTGCTGTAACAACCGAAGTTCCAAAAATCGTTTCGTCTGTTGTTAAGTTTTTTGAAGAATTGCCTGGAAGTATTTGGACTGCAATTCTCAAAGCTCTTGACGTTATTTCTAAATGGCGGGAGCGTATGATAGCTTCCGTTGTTAGTGAAATTCCAAAAATCATTTCGTCCATTGTCGGTGAGTTCAAAAAGCTTCCTGACGAATTAAGAAAACTTGGCAAATTCATTTGGGACGGCCTAATCAACGGTCTAAAAGATGCATGGAGTACCGTTACAAATGGTATTAAGAGTTTCACTGATGGTTTTATCAATGGCTTCAAGGAAGCTCTCGGCATTCACTCCCCTTCTACTGTGTTTGCGGGAATTGGTGGTTACATTGTTCAAGGTCTTGCAAACGGTATCACTGCAGCACTTCCTTACGTTGAACAAGCTATGACCAATCTGGCAAACGTTGTTCAGCAGAAGGGCAACGAGATGATTGACTATGGAGCGACCACCGCAACGAATTTCGTTGACGGCTTCTTTAACGGTCTGAGCAGCAAGTGGCAGGAACTTGATTCCGGTTTGCAGAATGACTTCTTCGGCACAGTACAAAATCTTTGGAATGCTGTGCAGAACGGAGACTTGAAAACAATCGGAACAACTACAGCAGCTATTATCTGGCAGGCGATGGGGGAGGAGAACCGAAATCAGGTAAAAGCATACGCACAAAGCTTTATTTCCAATATTTCCGGCGTTTTAAAGGACGCATCTAAAACCCTGTTTAACGAAGCGTTAAAAGTTGGCAAGGTCATTTGGAGCGGCATCACAAAAAATTTTGGAGATATCGTAAAGAGCGTTTCCAATCTTGGAACTACGATTTCTGCATCAATTAGCGCATTGAAGGTGCCTTTAGCCACTACTGGCACTGCAATCAGTCAAGGCCTTTTCGGTGGCCTTGTAAGCTCTTTTCCTGAAATTTTTGCTGCAATGGGCGGCTTGATTGGAAGTGTCGGCTCTGCGTTTGTTGGCCTTCTTACTTCTATTGCCGGTGCGCTTTCGTCTACAGTTTTCGGCATTCCTGTAGCACTTATTGTCGGTGCGGCCGCAATTGCCTTAGGCGCTGCGATTGCGGGTATTGTAAGCAATCTCGGCGGGAAATATTCAACTGATAATTCTTCTTACGTCGGGACCCCTGAATACGATGCTTCTACAGGTTCCACCACTTCTGCAAATGGATACTACGGCAATACATCATCCGGGTCAACAAGTTCTTCCGACCTGCAAGGCGCGGTTTACAACGGCTGCTATAATGCGTTTCTTGATATTTTCCAGCGCTATGGTGACGAAATTACCGGTGGTAAGGAAGTCAGGCTGTTTATTGACGGAAAGCAGATTACTGCTTCGGTCGAAAAGCAGCAGGCTGACCGTGGAGTGCAAATCATGGGCACGGAAGTATATAGCTATTAAGGAAGGGACGGTGAATTATGCAAGCTCTTGTATCAGTGAACGGCGTAGATTTGCCAGAGCCTTCCTCTTATAGCGCAACGACTTCAACCATCGTTGATTCTGGCCGAAACGTGCAAGGCAAGGTTGTTGGCTCTGTGGTTCGACACGATGTTGCAAAAGTGGCTCTTAAGTGGAAATACCTTACCGCAAAACAATGGGCTTCCGTCATCGGCCCATTCACTACAAACTTTTATTGCACGGTACGATTTTACAATCAAGCAACAGCTTCTTATTCCACACGTCAGATGTATGTTTCCGATCGAACAGCCGGAATGTGGCGAAGGGGCCCAAACACCGGAAATGTGATGGGCTGGACGGATTGTTCTTTGAGCCTGGTTGAGGTCTAAAGGTGGTGATTTTATATGTCTGTAAAGCCGTCCGATAAGTGGCTTTCACAATATAATAATACGCTTGTACCCGAAACTTTTATTCAGATTACTTATCATGCAGCTGATGATGCGGCGCAAACGGACGCTATTGCAAGTTCAGGTTCGCAAACCGTGTTTAGTAATGCGGCATCCATCACTGACCTGGACATTTCCACTTCTGGAAATTACGCGACTGCTGAAACTAATTTTTGGGTTTTAGATGGAAGCTTTGATATCGTCCCGAATTCTGAACCGTATCAAGAATGCGGCTATGTAAGCGGTGAATGCGTATCAAGCTCCAATCATCCAACCATCACATTTTCTTTTAGTAAAATCCACGAAGAAAAAATACCGGGCCTGACAATCGTTTGGTCTGAAATTTTAAATGAATGGGCAAAATCATTTAAAGTTTCCGCTTACAAAGGAACCGCTCTTCTTTTGGAAAAGCAAATTGACAGCAACGATTCTGTCGAAACTTCAATTGAATTTGAAATCTCCAATTATGATTCGGTTATTATTGAAATTCTTGAATGGTGTATTCCAAACCGAAGAGCTCGTATCTCGCAAGTGGAATTTGGACAACGTGTGAAATTTAGCAAAACAGACCTTCTGTCGTATTCCCATAAATCAAAGCGAGACCCAATTTCCGGTCAACTTTCCAAGGATTCAATTTCTTTTTCTATTGATAACAGCGACCAAAAATGGAATCCTATCAACCCTGACGGTCTCTACAAGTATTTGTATGAACGCCAAGCTGTTTTTGTAAAGTATGGCATGGACTTGGACGGACAGACCGAATGGATTAACGGTGGAAAGTTTTACCTTTCCAGTTGGAGTATTCCTTCTAATGGCATTACCGCTTCCTTTGAAGCTCGCGATGCTTTGGCGTTTTTAATCGATTCACTATACACCGGAAGGAAAAGCGGAACTTTATACGAAATGTGTTATGACGCTTTGGAACTTCTTGATGTTTCCGGTATCAGTTATTACATCAACGAATCTTTGAAGGACTATACAACTGATTTTAGCAACGGAAATTCTTCGTATAAAAACGCTGATGTGTTACAGCTTTCTGCTAACGCAGCTGGTATGGCTTTGTATCAGACAAGAAACGGTGAGATTCGGATTGACCGGGTTCCATACCTTCCTGAAAACAAGTCCGACATTTATGAAATCACTGAAATCAATGATTATCAGTATCCGGAAATCACTTTTTCTAATAAATTAAAAAACATCTCTTACTCTCTAAATGGAGCTTCGTCATTGTATCCGAATGGCGCTACTGGCGATGGAGTTACGCAAAGTGTAAACAACGCGCTTATCTCTTCTTCCATCGTCTCCCAGCCAAAAAATGTTCTAACTGAAAGCTATAAAGTGCTTTCTAACCGTCGAAAAGCTACCCTGTCTTATCGTGCAAGCCCGCACAACGATGCTCTTGATTTTGTCAAGCTCAATCATCAGTTCGGATATTCTTCTAACTTGTTGATTACTGACGTTTCTTACACGTTTAATGGCAGCTTCAAGGGCTCCGTTACCGGGTATATGATTGAAGATGTTGATTCGTTACAAATCGACGCTTCTGAGATTTACTTACATCCTTCCGACACGATTACGCTCACTGCGACGCTTACTCCTGCATCTGCCGATTCCCCTGTTATTGTTTGGAATGCATCTCCTGCCGGTATCGTTGAACTGAATGTCATCAAGAACGAACGCGGCATATCTGTCTGCAACGTTACGTATTTACACAGCGGAAATGCAACGATTACAGCTACAGTTGCGAGCCTTTCTGCTTCTTGCAACGCTACTACGATTGCGGACGAGATTTCTAACCTCAAAGAAGGCGATACCGTTTATATCTCCGTCGCTGGCGTTTATACTGCTTTTCTTGTTTCAAAACATAATTACGAACCGGAATTAAATGGCAAAGGGAGAACGCTTCTTGCTCTTAAAGACGCGAAAACAGAAAACATTGCGTGGGATAGTAAAATGACAACTCCCGCAGAGTATTCGACCAGCAGTATTGATGCCTTATTGAACGGAAACATAAAAAATTCTTTTTCTGATTTCATGCAGAAAAAAATCGGCAAAACTACTTTTTATTATACCCCAGCGTTCAAAAAAAAT